TTAGTAGCTCCACACCGTAGGGCGCGCACGCTCGCCAGGAATTGACTCAAGGTCATCCAAGTGGATAAACCGCTTTTTGATTGGCCCTTTCTGCTTCACGCCTATACCGGTGAAACCCTCTTCTAAGGCAATTTTTATAAGCTGATGCGCCCCGCCAACAGCCACAGAGACATCAACAGCCTGCCCGGTGGTATGGGTCATGGTGGTATTTATTCTGGTGTTATGAGCTGGGCAGCGCTAACCGAAGCTAATCACCATTGGCTTGCCATAATACCCACGAACTCGAATTAGGCGCCTGATCGTTCCATTCTTGAAGTGATTTTTACCACAGCAACGGCAAGATAACTCTGCGTTTGTGAAATACTCATTATCGAACATGGAATCACCAGAAATGAAAAAACCCGCACAGGGCGGGTTAAAAGCGTCACGAAACAATCGTAACTATACAGCAATTTTATTTAGGGTTTAAACTAAAACAAATAAATACTTTTTAGCTCTTAATAAAAATTAAGGAACAGGTATAAAATCGTAAGCATCTTCAAGCAGGTGCCTCAGAGGTAAATCTGGCGTTGGAAATTCATTACCGTGCATATCTTTAGCTAAAATTCTTATGGAGTATTCATCCCCATCAGGCCCAGTAATTGTTGAAACCTCTAACATATATGGTTCAATAAATTTTGTTTCATCACCAAAGGGTGCATGAAAATACAGAACTTCCTCCCCTTTTCCAAGCCACAGAGAATCGATAGCAAAAGCCATCTCACCAAAGTTAGAATCAGGAATAGAGATTGGATTGCTCCTAAGTGATAACCTGAGTCGATCATCGTTGACTGTGAGCCATTCAACATCAACAATTTTGCTCGGAGTCACATCAACCAATTTCCCGGCGGCATGAAATAGTCTCCCCCCCAAATTATCAGATTGACCGCTTCCAATAAAGCTATCAGCTTCAGATACATAACCGTCAATGTTAATCATTTGATCATTTGGATTTTCAATATCAAAACCATGTACTTCAACATTAACTTGGCGGTACACCCAAGCATTACTGACCGACGCACGAGCCGCAGAACCCGGAAGCTGCTTGAAGTTTTTCACTAACAGATTTGATGCAGAAGGGAAATTAATTTCTAGCGAAGTAATTACAGGGGAGGAATCCTGGTCCGCTTGATCAATGGTCAACGTTGCGGAACTAGCCCCATTCAAATCAAGCCCCGGGTATTGTATGTCCGCACCTGATGAATGCAGATCTTGAAGTTCATACTTGAACGTTTTAGCTTGCGCGCCGAAGGCTAATAGGGCCACAGAAACAGCTATTGTTTTTACGGTATTTCTAAAAAACATAAAAATCCATTAATAAATATTGATTAACTACATTAGAGAAATGTGAAGCTTATAACACACCTAAAACCAAGTAAATCATACTACTTTTAATTTATCATCTTTTTCCGGTACGATCTTACCAAGTAAAAAAAATCAAAATTTCACGAGCAGAACCTTTCTCACTCATTGGATTTAATACAAATATTACACATAAAAACCTAGCACCTGATCACACTTTGCGGAATAGCCACTCAAAAAGATATAGATATAGATATAGATATAGATATAGATATAGATATAGATATAGATATAGATATAGATATAGATATAGATATAGATATAAGTGTGGTTTAGACCTGCAAAAATTTATCAATGGCAGTAAAGCTTATTAACATCTAGGCACAAAAAAACCGGCTTTAAGCCGCCCTCTGTACTCCTGCACAACCTCAGAAACAGACCCTAAAGCTCTTGCGGGTAAAGGGTCCAAACGCCGCTGCAAGCACTTCCAAATCTTCACCCACTCCCTATCCCAACGTTTTTTGTCACACCCTAAAATTGTCCGCGCATGGCCCAGTTCTATTAATCGGCTATTTACATCGCGCAGTGCACACGCACCAATACAAAATAACGCCAGTTAGCTAACCTTATCCCTCGGGTGCGGCTCCTCCCACTTGTCGAATTCAGACATCAGATACTGCAGTAGCGCCGCCCGCTCTTTAAATCTTTTTGCCGGTGGCGCATAGGCAGCCATGCCCCAGCAGTAAGCCAACGAGTCATTCACTCGCAGCTTGGCGACTACATCTTGGATTAACCCCTTTTCACAGGCATCCATGATGCGGTTGCCGCGGTCCTTAGCTCCGGGAGTTTCTTTCGCAATTACTGTTGGGGCTGCAACCCGGCAAATAACTTGGTTGGCCCTGCCTTGCACTTCTCCGCAAATTACAACCTTTCGCCCTCTCCCAGCTGAGGAAACCGTACTTCTGCCGCCCATGGCTTCATAATCAAATGCAGCTGTGGAGCTATCAAAGGCGTCGTGCCATGCTTGTCTAGCACTTTCGAATTTCATGTCATGCCCCCCAAGCAATTTTCAAGCAACCAAAAACCAACCACACACCCCGTCACGCTGCCTTCGGCATGCTCTCGTAATAATCCTGAAATCGCCTTTCGGCCGCATACAAATTGTCGCGGTGATAGGTGCCCAGGTAATTTATATGACCCTGGTTTATCCAGAATTGGGTAACTAACGTATTCGCGAACACAACCTCCACGAGGTGAGCGTACTTGGTGCGGAATACGGCCAGCGGGCTGCTGGGGTTGGTGGTGGAAATCCTTGCTATGGCTTCTGGGATGGTGACTGTGCACATGGTGAGCTCTCCTTGGTGATTGGGTTTTACCAGTTGGTATCCGTTGCGATTTCGACTGCGCTGAGACTTCGTGTTCGCTGTTGCCCTGACGCCCGGGGTTGAGGTGCGAAGTACTTCTCGCGTTTTAGCCAGTTGCGCCAGGTAGCGAGCCAATCGAGTTTTACGCCCCGCTGGCCGGATTGGGATATCCAGTAATCACGGAAGCTTTCGGCAATGTCGTGGATTCGGTGGATCAGGTCTGGGCGGAGGCGTTGGGCTTCGATGCGGAATTTGTCCGTGAGAACCCAGTTTCCAGGCAAGCGAGTGCCGCGTTTGGGGTTGGCGCGACTTGGAACTGTGCCTCTCTCTACTGGCTTCTTATTGGTTCTTACTGGTTCTATAGAGAAGGACGTGTTGTCATTTTCACCGGTTGGGTGCACAGATTTCACCGGTTCGTGTTTTATTTTCACCGGTGAAATCATTGCACCGGTTTACGTGTAAAAAGAGGTCATAATTGGTCCTGCGCTCGTTGGGTTTTTAGGCACTCAGGTAGCCCAATTCTTCCAGCTCTTCGATGGCATTAATCACCGAGCGCTTTGTGCATTGCGCGACGTCGGCCAGGTAAGAGTTACCCGGATCACACTGCCCCGTGTCACTGTTATGGCAATCGGCCAACGCAATCAAAACCAGTTTTGCTGTTGGTGTTCTGGTCCTGCGTTTAATGGCCCATGCCGCAGCTTCAAAGCTCACTACGCACCTCCTGTATAAATTTCCATATAGCGCACCGGATTACCGCCCTACTCCTCAAACAGCAGAATCATCATGTCGCAACAGAGGGATTTGAAAATGATTGATCTTCAGGTTTTACCAGCAAACTTATGCCTAGTTAGTTTGCTTGCTGGATTTCAATACTTACTTGGTCGTCCAAAGGACCAAATACATCAGGGCGCAGGCGAGCACGGGTAACAACCCGCTGGGTAGCTAGCTCGATTTTTTTACAGAGTTTTGGAGGTATCGCCTTCGCCCCGCTACGCATTTGGGAGACAAAAGCTGGTGAAACTACAATAGCCCGCGCCAGTTCGGCTGATGACCCCAACACCCTCACAGCTTCATCAAGTACTGAGTTGTTCCTTTTCTGGGTCATCTCGGCCCCTCCTTGCCACCAATAGCCCGAGTATTAACTTTCGGCTACCCAAAATTAATAGCCGCTAATTAATTAACTTGTAGCTAATATGTCTTCATGAAACATCCTGACTTTGCAAAGCGGTTTAAACAGGCAGTCGCTCATGCTGGCGTGGAAGACACGCAAGAAGCATTAGCGCGCCTGTTTGATGTAAGTACCGTAACTATTTGGAGCTACCGCAACGGCGAAAAGCTGCCACACATGAACACCGCCACACGGATTGCATAAACTCTCGAAGTATCTGTAGATTGGCTGCTTACCGGTGCCGGCAGTGGACCTGGTGAGCTAGGCGTCAAGGAGGGAAGCAATGTTACGCAAGGACCACGAATCCAAGGAAGAATCCCACTGATTAGCTGGGTGCAGGCGGGAGCATTTTGTGAAGCCGTAGACCTACTAGAGCCTGGGGAAGCCGAAGCTTGGTTACCCTGCCCCGCTGCTCACTCAGACCGGGCTTACGCATTACGAGTGAATGGTGATAGCATGACTAGCCCCTACCCAGGCCAGCGCTCTTATCCAGAAGGGACAATCATTTTTGTCGACCCTGATAAACCTCTGACCAATGGCTGCCGAGTTATCGCCAAAATAAATGGTGAGGTCACCTTCAAAAGCTATGCAGAAGACATGGGCCATATTTATCTACGCCCCATCAACCCAACCTATTCCCCGATGGAAGTTACAGGCAAGGATATATCGTTTTGCGGTGTAATCATTGGCTCCTATACCCCTGAGTAAGACACAAAAAAGCCCGCCTAAGCGGGCCTTTTTGAACACTGGGAATCACATCAGTATTTTTTTAACCATCTCAACCTCGATAACGCCGCGAGAAACACAATTCAAAGTGAGATCCTGAGCTGGTTCCTCCGGCAAGTATTCGCCCTGAATATTTGAACGAACAATCACAGCTTTATCATCAACAACCACGTTAAAAGCTACTTCGATCTTGGTGTAATTATCCTCTAAAAAATCTATTCCCTTGTTTGCACCACAATTGGCCTGCTCCGGCGTGAGCTTCCAGTTTTTTGGGGATGTAGAGATATAACCAGCTTCTAGATCAGCAGACCGTATCTGAAACCCATCCAACAACAATGCCTGCTTCACCTTACTCAACACCTCTTGCTTACTAGAGAAGTGCTCCAAGGCAAAGTATTCACTAATTATTGCTGGCGCTTCATTCATTACAGTACAACCTTCAAGGCCAGCCACCAGCAGAACTCCTACTACTGCATGTCTTAGTTTTTTCATTCTTATCCTCCGTGATAAGCGCGCACTGAGCATATCAAGGAGAGCAGCTTTTAAAAATATTAACTTACGGCTATTGATCGAACGGTTAGCTTTCGGCTACTGTGATTATCAACCAAGGACAGGGCATCAAAATGCACACAGCACGTAATCTAAGGTCATTAGCGCCAAGCTGAAGCATTAACTCACCGCGCCCGTGGGCTTTCCAACAAAGAGACCGCCGAAGCTATGCGGTGCTCTGTAGCCAATGTCACCAACTTGCTGGCGGAATGCTTTTACAAGCTGCATGCCCGTAACAGCACTGAAGCGGTGGCCAAAGCGGTAGAGCATGGATTAATTCAGTTCGCCCTAATCGCTTCAGTTCTCAGCGGTATTGGTGCGGATGCACAGGAGCAATTACGCACCCGCATCCAACACCGCCCCACTATTCGAACACTCCGCACCCGCAATAACCGCGAGGGCATCGTATGACCGCCACAGTCTATGTACTCCCAACAACTCAAACTCAACGCGGTATCAAACGCCCAAATAGTTGTACCGGGCCAATCGTTGCCGCAAATCATAAAGGCCGCAACACGGTATCAGCGCAGCCAAAACCTGCTTTGGCTCGACCTACACAGGGTGATGGCTGGCCTCCGTTTGGAGGTGATGCGGCATGAGTAATTTCAGCCCAAAACAGAGCGTGGAAACCCTACTTACCATAGCCAACGGCTACTCCGGCGCTAGCGCAATTGCTGCACAGGTATTGCTTTCGGCCTGGAATAGCAATGATTTCACGGTCCCCGTTGCCGAACTTGCTCTACTGGATGGGGATAACTATCAGCACGCGCTCAACGTAATTACCCTTCGCTATCAAGGTAAAGAACCCCAAAACGTCATTGCGCATGGCGAGAAAAAGTTTCGCAGTCTTTGTGTCGAATGGTCTCACCTTGAAACCCAAAGGAAGGGAGCAGCGTGAATCAGGCCCAGCAGCTCCCAAGAATACGCTGCCCTCTCTGTGGAAAACTCGCAGAGCCAGTATTTAACGGGAAGCTGTTATTACGCGGCTGGGCTTGCCAGCTCTGCAAGTACTGGGAGCCGGCAATAGGCCGGGAAAGAAAGTTCAAGAAAGTGGTAGGCACAGGCCATGAATGAATTCTCCCAGCTGTTACAAATCACCCAAGACCTGATGGCCACGGTAGAAACCCAGCAGTTACAAATAGACGGCATGCGCGAGCAGATAGCCGCGCTCTCTGAAGCTATCCAAGGTCAGCCCCCAAAACAAACTGTGGATAACCAGGAGGCAGCGTGAAAAAGGAAAAACTATTCACAATCACTCAAGCCGCCCGAACGCTGGAAATGGGTAGGAATAACCTGTTGAAACTGCTGCGCAATAATGACCTTTTGCACAGCCGTGAACCTATGCGTAACTCACCCACAAAGACCGAGGTAAAACAGGGGCTGTTAGTTGCAGAAAACGCTGAATACAACCGCGGCCCAGTTAAGGTCCCATACATTAATACCAAGGTTACATCCAAAGGCATGGTATGGATTCGGGACTTAATCGAAAAAGGAACCATCCCCCGGGCCAGCTAAAGATTTAACCGCGCCCCGGCGCATTCAGCCAGAGGTAACCATCCTTGGGCTGCCGGTACGGAGCCCCTTTTTTTAAATGGGAGAATCCAATGAAAAGGTATGCACTATTTTGCGGCAGTTATAACTTACTAATGGGTGGTGCTAAAGATTTCCGGCAATCAGCAGAAACCCTAAAAGAAGCGAAGGAAAAAGCAGAGCAAATTGCCAAAGAAAAACGCTTCAAATACTGGGTACAAATCTTCGATAAAGAAACCGATACATTCACCAGCTATAGCATTGTTAATGGTGAACTAAAGGAACGAGCTTTACCTGAATAAGCCACGGAGGGCTGCCCTGTGGGTAAGCTAGTTAAAGGCACTACCTGGGCCAGAGAGCAATTTGAATTAGGCTCTCGCCCTGGTAGGGACAAAATCATTGAATGGATCACTGCCGAACATATCCCCGGCCAAATCATCGCCGGGGAACCCTATGTCGATGCCGACAAATTCGCCATACGCGATCACACCGGCAAAAGCCCAGCTCAGAATACCGCCATCAACGATGGCCAGCCTAAAAGCGGGCTAGACCTGCTGGCAGGCTAAGAACAACACCAACAAAGCTGCAGTCGAGCAAGGAAATGGCCAGACCCAGAAAGCCCCGCATGTGGGGCGACACTCTACTACCCGATAATCTCTACCCGGACCCACGGGGACGAGAGAACTATTGGCGCTACCGCCGCCCAGACCTTAGAGATAAAGTGTTCACAGCCTCGCTTGAAGACGCCATAAGAATGGCCGAGCAAGCCAATGCTCAACGCGGCAAGCAAGTAGTAAGAAAACCGATCAAGGTTCCAGATAGAGCAAGCTTTGCCTATCACGCCATAGGCTATATAGAATGGCGAGTGGAGAATGACCCGCGTTTATCCAACAAAGCCAGCTGGCGCAACCGCTGTAACGCCCTAAAGCGGTTTGGCGAAGCTTTCGAGGCTATCCCCATACACAAAGCCAAACTGGCTGATTTACGCAAATGGTGGGAATCCCTTACCTACCATCAACAGCACGCACGCCGTGCAGAGCTTAATAAATTTTTTAATTACTTAATGGCAGAGGGTTTATGCAAACTCGATAGCAACCCCTTTACCACCGCAGATGACCGCCCTCGCCTACTGGAAAAAGGGAAGCCCACCAAGAAACGACAACGCCTCTCCCTTGAGGCCTACTGGGCTATCTATGAGAAAGCTGACGAGCTTGGTTATGAAGCACTTCAATTGGCCATGGGTATCAGTATGATCCTACCCATCAAAAACGGACACACCACTAAGCGCCGCGCTGATATCTGCGAGCTGCGTTTTGATAAGCATCTTCAGGGCAATCATCTACGTAAAACAATTAACAAGTCCGAAGCCCAACGAGATAGCCTCGCAGCCAGCCACTTAAGCTTTAACCTGACGACACATCAGCAGCTAGGCAAACTTATTAGCCGGGCAAGAGAACTGAGCATTAGAAACTTTCGCTGCCCCTACCTACTGAGCCATATACCTAAGCAACGCCGGACGGGAAAAATTAAAGAGCATATTTGCCAGGTAATCCCCGACCGACTTAGCGATATGTTCACTGAAGTCCGCAACGCTACTGGCCTATATATCAGCCTACCCAAGAACCAAACTCCACCCAGTTTCCACGAAGTTCGAAGCCTCGCCTCTGACCGGTTTAAACGGATGGGATATAACGTGAAGGATGTACAACACCTAATGGCCCATACTGACGAGCGCGTTACCCAAGCCTACCAAGCTGGGCATGGAATCGATTACGAAGAAATTGCTATTTACCTGGATGAGCAGGCAATCGGTCGAGAGTTTTAAAAAAGGGCTAGAAAAGCCCTTTTAACAATTTCGGTACTCACTCAGCTCAAGGTATCAACCCAAGTTAGTACGAGCAGAGCGAACTTACTCACCTTCTACGGTTAGAAGCTCAGCACTGCCATCAACAACAGCAATCACCTGGTTATTACTGCAAGGATAGAGATTTATCTCATTGGAAAAGCTAGAGAGAATATGCTCAGCGGCATCCTTAAAAGGTTGATTTCCGTAGTGAGGTAATGGGTAGAAATCCACAAGGTTCAGCCCTTCATAAGACTCTAAACCCTTTACAGCATCGGCATTATCCATCTCCTGGATATACGCAATATTCGGTGAAAGTATGACAGAACCTGCCGACTCACCAATATACGTTTTACCGGATTTTACCTGCTCCAGTAGGATTTTATCTGCCCCACTCCGTCTGAGCTCTTGAAGCAGAAAAAACGTATTGCCGCCAGTCACATAAATGTATTCATTGTTCTTAAGTTTATTTTCAATCTCACTGATCGAGGCTGTGGATATATCCAAGTTATCCACAGCAAGGCCCAACCTTTCGAAGGCCTGCCTTGCATCATTAACATAAAAATCAATCTCTTCTGGAATACTTGCAGTTGGAATAAATGTAACTGTCTTCCCTTCAAGACCTTCCTCATACCTTCCAATTAAATCAGCAACCTCAGCGAGGTATGAGGTCAAAAACAGTTTGGTCATGTGTTTTAATCCCTTAACGTATAAATCTAATCAACTGTCCTTTGAGGAGAGCTGTAAAATCTTGTCGGAACTCAATAGAGGTAGAGCAACATATATTAAACTATCAGATTATCGCTATCCACTGCACTATGCACTTAGACAACATACAAGGAAGATTAAAGATCGTATCTAACAGATAGGTTTCGATCGAAAAATTGGTATATTTACCGAAGCACGTAAAACTATCAGCTTATATATCAACCTCTCATAAAACACCCTACTATTACAAGGTAGATAACTTTGCTTCAGACACACCAAATAATTATTCAACAAACTAAACTATACCGAGCTTATGGAAAAATACTCGACTTCTCATTGAAGCATCCTTTAAAACCTTATCCCAGCCAATGACTTCAATATATAAATTTAAATTTTCATGCCACTTAAAGTAACCCAACCTATCTGGCATAGGTTTAAAATCCTTCTCTTCCTCTAGCCAGGACCTAACTTTTTTTGCCATATCACAAACAACAAATCCATAAAATGGGGTATTCTCAGAAATCATAATTTCTCTACCCTGAGGAGTTCTAAAATCACCGGAACGAAGTCGCCTTACGTATCGCACGACTTGTTGAACGGGATCCTCACGAGAAGATGGATTCACAAAATCATCACGCTGAGGCTTTTTAAACTCAAATATTGTGACCGGGTTTGTCGCTTCGTTTTCACCCCGAAAAACAACTCTCTGATCGTACGCAAGAAGGTCTGGTCTATCTTGTCTTCCCTTCAGGGGTAAATCTGAAGAAAGGTACTCAGTAAAATTTAGCCTTTCATCTATCAGCCAAAGATTATGTTCTTCAAATAGAATTGAATCTGTGTCACCCCTCCTTGGAAAGATAATATCGTGAACCATACCTTCAGAAGAATAGCTACCATCATCTTCAAGCTGCAAACTTCTTTCAAACAGATCAATAACACTGCGCCTAAGAGCAACATAATGAGCAAGATCATTTTTAGCGGATCCAGAAATCTTTCTCACCATGTCAGATGCTTTTTCTTTAAGGTCTGCAGGCTCACCTTTTTCCAAAATACTATTTACCTCAGCTCTGACCTGAATCTCTAGCTCATACTTTTTCTTTTGCAGTTTAGTTTCTATTTGTTCATCACTTGCATTATATGGCATATCAGTCAAATCAACTTCATTTAACACACTCATATGCCAAGGAGCTTTTTCCTGCACGTATTTATTTACTTTGGTTTTCTTTTTTTCATATCTAGCCTGAACCTCTGAGTTCACAGCTAACCGGGCTAACTCCGATGATTTTGTTTCAATATCAACCTGAGATATACCATAAATTGTATCGCTTTCTTTTTGAAATTCAAAACCACCACGTTCCAGAGATACATTCTTATCTAAGTATTCACTAAAAACGTATACCTTGAGGATAAAATTCTTTTCCACCAGCTCTTCGCCAGTAATCTTCCTATCAAAAAATTCATCAATAAACTCTGGAATATACTTATGTAGAGAAACACTTGTGACTTCTCTTCTATGCGCCACCAGACTAACTTTACTTGTTTGCCCTCTAGGCGAATAAAACTTAAACACCCTTGCTATAAAACACTCTTCTTTATTGTTACCTTTGATATTAAAGTTGCCACTCGCCTCCTTTATTTCATGTATTTTCCCTTGAGCTTCTACATACTCATTAAGGATAATCACTTCTGACTCATCTTCTTCTCGAAGTACAATTTTTGGTGGGCATTTATCTTCACTAACGAAAAATGGCAACAACCGCTCAACCAAAATCCTTGCTATAGTTTGCAGCTTTTTCTCTGGAAATTTTTTTCTTTTGAAATTTACAAGTTTTATCTTGCTCCCTGTGTTATTTCGTTTAGATTTCTTAACTTTTTCATTTACAATTATTTCATACTCTTTCCCCATCTCGAAAAATCTATCGATCAGCTCCCCATCTTTATAGAATGTGCTTTCCACTTCCACATTTTCAAAATACTTCAAGCAAGTAAATCGACCAAACCCCTTTCCTCCCTCCATTATTTTATGAGCCGAGTAAAAAGTATCAAAAGAGTCACGATTTTTATTAGTAAAACCTATACCATTATCAACAATTTCAAATCCCTCTATTTCTGATACTGAATCAACTAGGTCAGCCTGACAATCTCGCTTTACCGTAATATCTATGATGCCATTACTTATTTTTTTTGATTCAACTGCTTGAATCGCATTGACTACGACTTCCACAATGGGTGTATAAACACTAGTCCCCGCACGAATATTATCTATGGCTCTTTTTATATTGACGTTACTCATGATAATCCTTTATCTATAGCGCTGGCTGTGCCTAGAAGTTAAGCTTGGAGAAGTATCTTTATATCACCTTACTCAACATCCTCAAGCTCCAAAATGGAAATAATCTAAGTAAGTCATTTAGCCGTTTTTAATTAGCACAAAGGTACTTCTTGAGTAAAGTTAGTCTTCTCAAAACCAAAGTTTTTACTGCTTTCATCTCTTCTGATCGTAATTTAAAAGCCAATAGACCAGAGCTTTTTAGAGGTAGACCAAGTTACTTTTGACCTAGTTTTAAGGGCGCAGAGGGAAGCTCTAAGAAGAATCAAGCCTAGCAATCTGCCTAGAGTAAAGAGGCAACAGAAATAGAATCTTGATAGATAGGAATTTTAGACGAAAAAAAAGAGCCTAAAAGGCCCTTTTTTTCATCCCCGCAAGTTTGTGTGCGGGTTTATGTACAGTTTATGTACACTTTACAGAAGTCAATTTCTCTTCTTCTACAACCCCTTGATAAGCAAGGGAAATTTGGTGGAGCTAAGCGGGATCGAACCGCTGACCTCAACACTGCCAGCATTCACCATACACAAATGTAACCCATTGATTTTAATCAGAAAATATATTGTTTTGCACTGCAAGCTATCTCACTTTTGGCGGTGATAGCGCACTGATGCCTTGACGACTCCCTCCACAATCAGCTCCTGCCCCTCCCAGACTGGTATAGGCCGATACCGGCCATTCGCAGATAGCAGCCGTCCTCGCTTGAGATCCAGGATCTTGCAGGTTAATTGGCCATCCAGGGCCACCACAACCACATCGCCATGGGCAGGGGTCAACGAGCGATCGACTATCAACAGATCCTTATCGAAGATGCCCAGCCCCATCATAGAATCCCCATTCGCCCGCGCCATAAACGTTGCCGCAGGCTTGGTGATCAGGTGCTCATCCAGGCTTAGGGCCGCCTCCTTGTGGTCATCAGCGGGTGAAGGGAAGCCACAGGAAACGCCGTGGCCAAAGAGTGGGGAAAGCTCCATACTGGGATACCTAAATACTGTATATATATACAGTTTATTGCTACAGGCAGCCAATAGACAAGGGGAATGAGTGACTATGAGGCCGGCACCACTCACGGCACCGGCTCTGCAAAGCAGTCAGGCTGCCTCTTCAATTGCAGGTCCTCCCCCTGGGTTCTTTTGCTCATAAGCGAAGATAACGCCTTGAAGCACCTGCCCTACCTCCTCGCCAATAAGCTGCAGCAAGGCTTTACGGGCCGGCTGATTCGGACAATCCGCAACCCACTCCAGGCCGGCACATAGATTGTTGATGTGGTGAAGTTGTTGTATATGAGCAGTCATTGGCATGGTCCACCTCCTGTAGGAACTACAAAACCCTCACAGCTACAAAAGAACTAAGTAGCAGCGGCTTGTCACCGTTGAGTCCATTCAGTGCTTTATTCGGGCCTTTGGCGACAAACATCCCAAAGCTACTAGCTAAATCACAGTTCTTAAATAGATATTCTGGATTATTTCTAATTTAGCAATGCAAAATGCTGCAGGATTTCTAAAATCGAAATTTATGGGATTACGTGAGGATACGGCAGATAGTTGATGTTTGAGCCAGGCACACTGGGCAAGCGCCTGCGCGAAGCAAGGAAACGGGAAAGGATGACGGGGGCACAGCTGAGCCAAAAGCTGGGGCTTACACCCTCGCAGATTTCGAAAATGGAAACAGGGGCTCAGCGCATTCCAGCAGAGCTGTTGCCGATATGGTGCGAGGCGGTGGGTATCACTCTAGCAGATGTGTACGGAGTGGAACTAAGGCACCACTTTGCACAGATTCCATTCCCACCATTGATAGCACGATTCTACACACAGCTGCCCCCAACGTTTCAGCTCTTAATCCATCGCACTATCGAAAATGCGTACCAATTATGGAAGAAGCTCTGATAAATACCAAATAAAGCTTTGGGTTTCTACTGGTAGATTTGATCGCCAGAAGGATAGTGATTAGACTCTCCGGCTAATGGACTTTCATCTTGCTTGACTCTTACCTTTACTGAGGGCGTACGCAGATCGCACACTAAGACCTAAGGAGTCAAGGAAGCGCCTAATATTTTTGAGGGAAACATGGAGCAGTTTCGAATCATTCAAGACATAAGAGAGTATGTTAAGAGCCTCGAAGGCTTCTTTGCACGTCCAACAATGAGGGGAGAACATCCCACCTTATACATGGACGATAAGCAGGGAAAAACCTATAACAACATACGAGAAAAAGACTACCTATTTTCTCAGTGCAAACAGTGGGTATTACCTCACCCACAGATGGGACTATCATTTTCTGCGCGCTGGCAACACCTAAAAGATAAGTACAAGCTGAAGAAAAAGTGGTCCGATGGAAATCCCGTCGATGTTTATTGGGTTATTGAAAACTGCCATGTCCCCAAAGGCTTAAAGTTTGTCATAGACGAGAAAGACCGAGAACACGCCTTTCTCACTGTAGATGAAAAAATGACTGCCACGCAATTAAGAACAAAACTGATGGAGTTGGCAGATAGAATGTCTGTCATAAGGGAGGTGCAAGACGCTTTATGATTGAATATCGATTTGAGAAAGAAAAAGAAATAGCCCTGCACTACGCGAATGAGTTTGATAGTCCAGATATTGTTAACATTCTCCATAAAGGGAAAGTGGCTAGCTCAGAAGAAGCAACCAGTCTCACAAAGTTTTACTGGAAAATGGTTGACGCTCTAGTGGAGGACTCAAAAAACTCTGCAGAAATATGTGGAGAGGCCAACTTGCAAGAGTGGAGTGAATATCTGATGGGAACTTTCAGGTCCTATTTAAAAGCAAATGGCTATAGCGCAGAGTGGGATAAGGCATCAGATTCCGAATAACCGCACAGCTCAATATAAGCAGCTACCAGCAAAGTGGTAGCTGCGAATGCAGATTACCAAAACATTAAAGAAACCAACGATCGTAAAGGGTTGTATGACAACGAGCAGCCACACAGCCAAAGACCCAAATTACGCTACCAAAAATTCCTGCGAATATCCAAAAGCCTAACGCCTCCCAAGACCATCCAGCCTGATTTGTTACTTTAATAGCCTCAGGAAGGACACTCTTAATCGCCCACCCAAAGTAAGCCGCAACCAAAAAGCAGATTACACCAATCAACACTGCCCACTTACTAGACAAACTTGAGAGCGACTTTCTTTCTATATTTTTTCTTTTTTTCCACCAACCAATGAACGAACTTACAGCATACATTGCTTTGCCCCTTTATTTTGCATTGGAGTATGGGACCTTACCTCAACTGATCACATCAGCCCATACTTCTCAGCAATGATCTGAAACTGCTGGGTATAAATAGTGCGAGCCGGCAGGTAAGGGGGCAACCATTCACCGGGGCCTTTATCGCCCCTGCTTTCGTTGTGACCATCATCCACCAGCCACAGACTGGCCGGGTCTTCGGCGAAGGTGCGGCGTTGTTCCCGCGTCCAATTGGCACCGCCGTGCTTATGAGCCCATGAAAGTGGGACGATATGTTCAACATCCAGATCCGAGGCCTTCTGGAAAAACTGGCCGGTATAGGGGTCCATCCATAAGCCGGACACCACGGTGCAGGCTTTTTCATTGCTAAAGGTCACTGGGGCCAGGGAGAGGCGAATCAATAGCTCCTGGCGAGTGTTCTGGCAATCTCCATCGGCATCAGACCAACGGGGGAGCCACTGTTGACGGTCGTAGGTCTCAGGTTCGTCGCAGCCGTTTAGTGCTGCTGCCAGGATGAATAAAGTTAGTAAACGCATATAAACTTTAGATATCAAAATGGTATTATGTCCCCCAATTATCAATAAAAGGAAGCAAACCATGAAAAAGAAGGATTTCTTTTTTGGAGACATTTATACACGAAAGGATGTTTCAAGGTTAGATTTGCACGAAGCAAGCCGTATCGCTCAAAATGTATCAGCACATTTTTTTACCGCTCAACTAAATAGATTATTAGCCGATTCTAATGGCCAAGTATCATTTTATGATGGAACATCACACCCGAGCTTCTGGAAATTTATTGAAAAAATTGTAGTAGATGAAGTTGGTTTCATTGAAATTTACTCCCGGCAAGATATCAACCAAAGTGTTAAAGCTACACTAGCTTGCGATCTTATTTTACTAAACGGAATTATATCAATAACTACACACTGGTGCGCCTATAAAGAAATCCGAGCAGATGAAATCATATCTACATTATTAATTCCTTTGCATTTACAGGGACTTCAAGAAAAGACATATATTCGCTGGGATAGCGGGGAAACAGACCGACTATTAGAGCGTGACTATTACAATGATGAACTAAGAAAAGTATTCAGACTTGCAAAATATCCTGCGGCTATGACTTCGGACTACTCTGACGATTTAGCCGAGAGGTATGAGCTATCACTAAGGTGTGCAACGGATGTAGGACAACAAGACCCGTCATCTGAATCAATAGATCCGTGGAACGCTTACCAAGAGCTTCTCAAGAAAAAGAGAATGGAGTTGAGAGAACCCTCATAACCTTGTACATAGCAATTCATCGGGCGGTCTCTCTTTTCCCCCCAGCTTGCTCGCTTGGGGAGGAAAGATGCCGGCTTTGAGCCGCCTACCCCGGCGGAGATTAGCCTGCCCGGATTAACCGGTACCCAGACGGCGGCGCTACTCGGCTATATGTCTAACCCCCAAGTGCGCAAGCTAACCAGCAGCGAGAAAAATATCTCCTATGCAATGTGGCGGCTGTTATGTATCTATAGCGGCAGTATCAAGGCCGACACGCGAGCAACTTATAAACCGGCAGCTCAAGAACCTAGATAAGATATTCAGTTATTTAAGATCCTATAACAGTAACTGAATCATAAACATATAGAATTTTGATCAATAAGGATATTTATGGCTAAAGAATTTAAAAAGAAAATAAAAGAATGGTATACCTCAGCGTTAAAGGCTGATCCTAAGTTCTTTCTCTATGCCTATTTAGCAAATATCATAACCTTTACGCTAATTTATTGGCTCTTTAATCTTATCGATCACGCTAGCTCCAGCTCCCACTCTGAGGAAATAGGGCTCTTCGAAAGCTTCTACTTTAGCGTTGTTACGGCAACAACCCTTGGTTACGGCGACATAAAGCCTACTGACTGGATAGGGCAACTTTCCACAATTGTTGAGGTTCTATTTAGCATAGTAATTTTTGGGATATTTCTTAACTCACTCTCTGAAAGAAGAACAAGAAACCTAGAACTCTTTCAGCGAGAAATTTTAGTAGAACAATTACTAAGAAGTTATGATGACCTCAGATCCAACCTTGCCAGCATTTGTGTTTATGCTACTAAGGGAGAAGGTGATGGTGAATGGCGACTGACTACCTCCCCTACAACAGAAAATATGCGCAACTACTTCTACGACAATAAAGATGAGAAACTAAAAAAACTTTGTGTGGAACTTGAAAATGATAAGGAGCTGCGCAACCATATCAAATGGTACTTTTTAAACTTCACCAATGACGTGGAGTTTAGAACTGCAAATATCTCTATTACTGATAGTAAAGCAGATAAATTTTTTGCCCTAATGAGACAAAGAGCAAATATTATAAAATTTAGAGATGAAAATGACAGATTCCTTATCCCCTTAATCAAGGTTCTGGTAGAGGATATATTGACTAATAAAGGGGGTTTTGATGGCTGGCGCGACAAAGATCTTTATATTGAAAACATCAAGAAACTTCACCCTCAATCTGGAAAAACATTGGAGCTTCACCCAGCATAAGCAAGCCCATTTTATATACTGGCCGGGATAAAATCCCGGCTTATCAGCAAGAAATCATTATCGCCGCAATCAATCCGTACATACTGAGTGAAAAGGCGAACAACTGAAACTAAAAGAGATTAATTGTTTTCCCTTCTAACAAATAAACTCCTTCACCATCAAAAGCTCCCGCAGCTATTACAGCTTCAGCACGCTTCAGTACGAAATCCCTATTTAATTCGAAGTTTTCCCTCGCTTTTTCAAAGCTATCCTCTGTCTGAAAGTGATCATTAAGTGCTTCACGAGTGATGGAAAACCTCCAGATTTTCTCTTTTTTAGGGTTTATAAGAGAAAAAAGAATGAGACCTTTTGATTCTTCATCTCTGATTTCAACCATTTCGTACATAAAAAGTCCTTCTCAAACTGATTAAATCTTAAAAATTAACGCACGCCTGAAGTAAGTATGATCACGCAAGCCATTATTCAACCCAAAAGTCACACCGATACGTTGTAATTACCGCCAGCTAACTACCCACTCGGTATAGCCATAGCCGCAATTGAGCTATGCACAGCCAGGCGGTTGGCCACTTCGACAATGCAATCAGACACCAGGCCCGCTACATGGTCGGCGACGTTTACCGCTTCGCCGCCATCCGTCTGTAGGGATTTGGTGGTGACATAGACGCTTTGCACCAAACCTTCAACGCCCTCACTTTTATTTTCGCTTATTACTACCATCCTATGTAGGAGGATAGCCTAACCACTGCATCCTCATCGCGCAAAAATTGGGGTGGGGGGATCACTATAATCAGTGGAACCACCGAGTACTTTTAATTTTTTATAACTCGACTTCCGTAAGAGGGCCCGCCAGATCTGTAGGTATCATTGTAAAAATCAGCGATTACAGGGTAAGACTCTCCTTCCGTGCCGGATAACACAACTTCAATGCCATAGTAATTAAAATGATTTATAACCCACCCGTATAAATCGCCTTTTATTACTGTATCTCCACTAATCATTATTTTGTTTCTGTCCGGGTTGGCTATCCCCGCAAAAAGCCCCTTTCCTGATAAAGCATTGACATTAAGATTTATGATATTGAAATCAGAGTAGTTAGTCCAAAAAATTGAATGCGTATCTCCAGGAAATACTTTATTCAAAGTATTTATACGGGCATCCAAGATATCGACATTTGAATAAGAACCATCGACGCAGAAATAATAGCAGCTAATGCTTGTATTTTTTAGTATCACCGAGGAGTTGAGTGTTCTTACAGTTTGCTTGCCTTCGCTCTCAATATTGGAGTAATAGAAACCAATATTCTGTGAATCACGGATATTTAGAGCTCTAGAAACCTGGTGAGCTGTGCCTGTTGCCGAGGGGTCTTCCGGGTGAATACGATAGACGTGTAAATTTTGAATATTGATATTAAAAAAATCAATGTTCTTAGAGTCTAATATTTCAACAGCACCACTTTGTGTATTGGAATCAATGAGTGGAAGATCGCCTACAATGCTTGCCATACCGTTGACAGCAGCAAATGAAATATTCTGCTTGCCCTCTATTTTGAATGCTTTATATGCCCCTGGCTGCAAACAAATTTGGTATCCATTATTATCAGGGCTTGCTGTATTTATGGCTTCAACAAGAGCGGAGCTATCGCTAACAACGATATCGCAGCCCATTTCTGTATCCTTGCCTATAATTCTAGCGACCTGCGAAGAAACAACATAATCATGTTTAATTTCTTTGTTATGATAGAAATCAATTTTTTTACAAGTATCTTCAACTGTAGTAGTGACAACCTCTTGAGTTTTTGCATTGCTTAGCCGATAACTTGTTGAGAAGCAGTCTCCGTTTTCACTCAAAATTTTCCAATCAGTCAGGCTTTGCTTGGTAAGTGAACTTTGCTTTGAGATTTGACCGGTATTGTAGCTACTCCAATTGAGTGGAGTAGTGTCACCCCCTTCTTTAGAAAAATCCACAATCTTACAAGGATTTTCTAATTCTATCGCACGAACAATACCTGAAATTTTATTCTTTACATAGTATACAGTTGGCTTACATGTTTCCTTCTCAATTTGATAAGCACTCACAACATCATAGTCTGAAGGAACTTCTGCAGCCACTGATAATGGAACCAGCATTACCAATAAAAATCTTTTTAACATTATTGATGTTTCCTTAAAATATTTTTTTCATTTCCCGCATTCAGCTTTGTAGCGCATCAGTTAACCACCAGGAAAAGAACTGCCAGCTGAAAGTAATATCTGTCGCCTCTTGTCCACCAAGAGATTGGTGATAAAAGAAATCTACCGACAATTTACCGATGTGAACAGTGCCAGATTAGGTCTCTAAAGGGAAATGATTTTACCCGCTAGGAATCGCCATAGCCGCAATCGAACTATGCACAGCCAGACGGTTGGCCACTTCGACAATGCAATCAGACACCAGGCCCGCTACATGGTCGGCGACGTTTACCGCTTCGCCGCCATCGGTTTGCAGGGTTTTAGTGGTGACATAAACGCTGGTCATTGGGTCGCCAGCGCCGTCAGTTTGCACGGTGTTCTGGTCGTCAATCACGGCGATGGTGCATTTCAGTACGGCGGCTGCGGGGGTTTCAGGGGTTGCGGCTTCGGCTTTCTGAGTTACTGTTGCACGCACAATAGTGCCGGCACTGTGGCCGTCGTCGATGGTGTAAGCGAACTGCCAGGCCTCCAGATTCGGCACAGTTTTTGGGGAAAAGCTGGGCATATTGCCTCCTATGGCTTATGGACTCCGTTGTGGGTGATTACCCGATGTAATGGATTGATGCCGGCGGCGTAGCTCTTACCGCCCACAGAGATTTTGTACACGGTACGCAGGCCGGCGCACTCGACCCGTTCGACGCTTTCCCAAGTGAGCGGCTTTTCTTTATGCAAAACCCCCAGTTCAACGCCCTGGCAGTTCTGCGCTTCATAGACACGGCCTTCACGGTCGGTAACGGGGGTTTCGCGGCTGCAAATAACCTGGGCGCCGCTTTCTGTGGTGAGTAATATGCAGGGTATTTCTGGCTCTGCATCTACCGCGCCGACAATGGGGCTTAGGTGGGTATCCTCGTCGCCGGTATCCCAGCAGTCGATCAGGTCGCCGCTTTGGCAGTTGTCCGCTATTAAACCTTCGCGCAGCCAACTACCTGCAGCAACGCACCAGTCGCCCGGGGGACGTGTTGAACTGCCACCATTCGAGGGCGTTGTAAGTCTGCCCACTGTGCGGCGCCAATTGCCGGCAGCCAATGTAGAGAAATTTGTAGTCGCGTAATAGGTTACCGCGCCGCCTTTTTGTTCAGGGTCATCGCAGTACACGTAATACCTCGTATTAAACAACAGCCCAGTAATGCTGCCAGCGTTATAGCTGATGGTGCCAAAACCGAACTGCACCGAGTGCGAGGCAATATCAATCCTTGCAGTGCTGCCTGCATCACTAGCGGAAAGTGCGGTACTGGTGGGCAGGCTTGCAATACTGGATTGAATCATCGGCAGATTGCGCTGATCCTGAACCTCCACCACATCGATTTTCACATAGTCAATCAGCGTTGAGCCGATTTTGTTCAGGTAATTACAATAAAACAGCGGAGAAATAAATCTTACGTTGGCCTGCAGTTTAGCCGGGGCGCCTATGTGGTTGGCACCCCTCGTGCCGCTGTACTCGGCATTTCCGCTAGCATTGCTTTTGACATAGGCCACCAGCGTCTCCCAACTTTGCCCTACCAGATTTAGACCGCTGCCCAGTACATAGTGCTGACTGCCCACGCTATCTGCACCGGATGCATTGCAAAGATTGCCTGCTGCATCATATCCAGCCAGGCCCGCATACATGGTGCGGTCAGCATCGCCATTGCTATACACATAAACCCTAGCTTCAATGCGGTACAGCTTGCTGGGATCAAAGGGAATTTTTTCCCGGTGGCTGATGCGCACATAATCGTAAAAACGTGCAGCGCCACCGCCAATACTACTGCTGCCGCCAGGGTAATATCCTAGAGTGCCAGAGCCTGCGCTTTGCTCCCAGTAATCGGAATAATTACTATCAGAAAAATCCTCTAAAAAGGTATTACGCATGGAGCGTATTTGTGCGCGCTCCTGTGGTGTTGCGCCGTTAGTGGCACCGTCTTCGGGTTTGTTCAGTCCAAAGACGCCTTCCCAATCTGCACGCGAACCGGCAATTTGATCGATCTTAATTAGAACCTTTTGTCGTGTGCTGTATACCGCCTGCCATTTGGCTTTCCAGGTGCTCCTATCAATGCTTGTATAAGTTGAAGTGTCATTTACTGCGGCACCGGTGAGATAAATGGAAAGAGCAGTTATTGCACCGCTGTAATTGGTTTTCTCGATGGTGATGCCGTAGCTATTGGCCTGTCCCTCGATATCTACCTGTTCTGCCAGGATCTGGTTATATTCACGTACTGCAGTTAATTTTTCTGCCGGATGCAACTTTCCATCTGCAGCAATATTGTTGAGGTCCAGCAGTGCGGCAGTGGCATCAGTCTGTGCTTCTTCGGCTGCATTCGCAGCGGCTTCTGCTTTGGCATCCGCTGCAGACACACCCAGTAGGGCCTCAGGGTCACCACTACCGCCCAGGGTAACCACAATGCCCCCATAGGTGCCGCCGTCTGCAGCGTTGGCCCAGATAGAGATTTCATTGGCACCGGCCTGCAGAGTGACCGGGAAGGAGTACCACTGGCTGGCATCATTCGGCCCACTCATTACCCCAACCTGTACACCATTCAAACCAACGCGCGGACCACCCTCGGCATCGTATGCCAGTACATGGATAAACCCTTTTCCGGCAATCGCGTTAAACGAATATTTAGTGCCGCCGGCATAGTTGGTATTAGTAGGCCAGAGCAACCCGGATGGCCGGCCATCCCACTGAAACTGCAGCGTGGCCCCAACCATACCCGCTTCCCGTGCTTGCTGGGCGATGGCATTGAGCAAACCCTGGCGCGCGCTATAGGCCGCTTCCCAATTGATATTCCAAATGGTGCGGCTTATCGAAGTACTGGCTGCGGTATCGTTCCAGGTTGGAGACAGTCCGCCCAGGTAACTGGTGAGTGCGGCCAGGTTGCCGGTGTAGTTGCCTTTTTCGATTACCAGGCCAGCGCCATCAGCCTGGGCTTCAATACCCGTTTGCTCTGCCAATAGCTGCGCATACTCGCGAATAACAATGAGCTTTTCGTTTTGATGCAGCACCCCATCGGCGGCGATATTGTCCAGATCCGCCAGTGCGGCCTCAGCATCTGCCTGTGCCGCTTCGGCTTTGTCGATGGCCTGCTGTACTTCTGGGGCAAGCGCTGGGTCTTCATAGTCGGTATAGGGCGTGCGCGACTTGGGTACAAAAAGAACCCGTGCGGCGTTGGTACCCAGGCAATTACCGCCCTGCCCTGCGCGTCCGGGTGTGCTGGGACTTTCCCCATAGCAGGCGACGATTTTATTATTGCTGAGCACCGGCATCGGGTTCTGGGTGCCGTCTACCAGCAGCACCATGCCACCAGGTGCGCCGCCACCGCCGCTGCCGCCGGCCACGCTTAAAGGGCTACCATCAATCGCCCGTCCTGGGGCGCCATCGCCACCGGTGGTATTGATTGTGCCACTGACGCCGATAGCGATACCGCGTGCAATCACCACGAGACCGGCACCACCCTGCCCGCCAGCACCGCCAATGCCTACCGGCTCATAGCTTCGATCGCCGCGCAGGTATTTCATACTCTTGCCGCCACTGGCGCCGCCAGTGCCGCGCAGGTCGTCAGGAATACCCTGTAAATCCCCCGCATTATTTTCGATGTTTAGCGGCGGCATCACCGCGTTGCGACCGGTAACGACTTTGCCGCGCACGCGGTTGTAGATATAGCGGTTAGTGTATTCCGCCCCTGCAACCCGGCCTCCACCGCCGCGACAGGAACCGAGAAACCCTACCCCGCCGTTACTGGGTACACCACGTAAACTGCCATCGATCTGCAATACACCGCACACACGCAGCTCGACATTATCGGCAACAAACAGCACGCGCCCGGCGGGGATAGTTAAATCCCCCAGGTAATAAAAAACCGTTCGGCTGTTATCCGCACCGTATAGGGTGCCATCTGCGGTTAAAAATCCACTGGCATCGATACTCAAGCCACTGGCGGTCATGGCTGTACCTTCGGCGTTATACCAGGCATCAGGTAATTCGCCGTTAGTGCTGCTGCCTTCGGGCTGATCGGCAATCATGCCGGCGGGCTGATAGCTGCCGAATAGATCTACCGAGACCGCACCGCTGACCTGATCGATGCTTATGCGCTGCACTTCCATGGCGCGATCCAGGCTGTACTCATCGAGGCCCAGGGCCGGCAGCAGGCGGATATAGTCCACCTCATAGCTATAATCGGCTATGTAATCGTTACCGATATCCACGCGGACCAGCTCGATCTGGTTGCCGTTCCAATCGGTATTTTGGGAGAGGTCTACCGTAGCTTCGTGCCACTCGCCTTTATTGGCATTCAGCCGGTCGATCAAATCCAAAATCTGATCAGCACCATCAGAAAAATACACCGTGCTCTGTGTGTGTCTAAAAAATACCTTACAGCCCCAGCCTTTGGCGATCGGTTCATCACTGGTACGCCGCACCCGTATTTTAACAAAGGGGATATCCGCCCCAGAAAAAGTCGGCGAGAACTCGCGACTGATCCAGGGGTTTTCCCCTTTTACGGTTACTGCAAGCACACCACCGCTGACGCTGGACGTGGCGATACCGTCGCGGGCAATCCAGCCTTCATTGTCACTGGTAAAATTAAAATCGTAGGGCCTGTCTCCGCGGATAGAGTGGTCACGTAATTGCGGCAAGCTCACCCGCACAATATCGCCCACTTCCAGGTCGTTATTACTTGGTAATAGTCCCAATCGGAGGCTTAAAGGTGGGCCGGCGAAACGATCGCGCAGAGCATCAAAAGTGTTTTTAATTGTGGTATAGGTATGACGGGAGTTGTGCAGGCCACGAAACTTCAAGCTGTGCTGTTTCGCCTCGCCATGCACAGCAACAGAATCCGCATCAATTAAATTATTAGAGCGCAGGAATTTGCCATCAAAGCCCGGCTGCTCAAACCAGCTCCACTGCACCGAGAAGATATTGCGCACCCCGGCCAGGTTGTATTTGAGTTCGCCCAGGCTTTTCACATCATCGGGGCCGATAGTTGCTACTGTGCCGGATTCAGCCAGCACCCCAGCCATGCGACGAAAGCCCAGCTGGCCGGCGGCATTGACCGGCATAAAGGCACCGAGTAATAGATTGATCTCGGTCTCGATAAACTTCTTGCCATCGGTTTTTTCCAGGCCATCGAAGCGCAGGATCTTGCCTTTGCTGTTGTCGCTGGGCTTGTACCAGTCGGCGCCGATGTTTTGGAATTCATCCAGCACCACGAAAGCGGGATCTATACCCAGGTGCCAATTACTGGGCAGTACGTTATTGGTGCCGATAATCTTTCCAGTCAACAGTGCATAGGCCAGCTGCGGGCCTGGGCCCTCCAGGTAGATAAACTCCTCAACCTCTACGCCGCTTTCGTCGTCGCTGTCTTCGGGTAACTCATGATCGCGGGCAAAGGTGCCGAACAAACCCCTGGCGCAGTTGGTAAAGCTGCTGCCAGTTTTGCCGCTTGCGCGTACAATTTCAAAGCCGTCCTGATATTTAATCTTCAGGTAATACACGAATTGGCCAGGGGCATCACCATAGGCAATCGTATGCGGATTGGCTTCAAAGCTGCTGGTATCGAATACCTGCAGAGTGGTATCAGCTTTAGCGAAATTCGCAGCCAGGCGCGTGGTATTAGGTACAAAAATATCGCGGCGCATTTCACGCTGAATATCCCGGCAGCGTACCCGGTACACGCCCTCAGCGTAGGAAATGGATTCCTCGGCAATCTGGGTTTGCTCCAGGCGGAACTCATCCCAGTCGAGCCCGGCAAAGCCCTGATATAAGCGTACCGTGCGGCCCTTAATACCGTTGCCCTGCTCCAGCTCGTCGCGCAGCACATAGGACAGCTGGCCACCGATATCCACCACTTCAAACGAGATAGCGCCGATCTGTGCCAAGCCTTGCTCTGGAATGAGTTTCTGGCTGGTTGCACTGCACTTTTTTAAGGTGCCCAGAATCACGTTTAACGGCAGGCCGGGGATATCGTTGTGGCTGGTAATGTAAAGCGGCAGGTCGTAGCCGATTTCGATGACCAAACGCAGCTCACGCTGAGCCCCCCGGTTGTACAGGTCAAAAATTTCTGAATTGTTGCGCATGATTAAGCTATGACTTGGACGGTAGTGAAAGAGAAAATAAAGCGGCCATCTTTCTGGCGCTGCTCTTTGAAGGATTTATATTTGAGTTGCACTTGTTGCGGAAAATCGGCAGCAGCAGCCGTGCCATAGGCATCGAAGGTAAAAAACTCACCGAAAGCACAGCTTCTTTTAAACTCCCGCCAACGGGCCAAATCTGTATAAGTCAGTATTAGCGGTACCGTCTGACAAAGGTACTCTTCCTCAAGCCGGTAAACTGTGTATTCCGTTTTGCCACTGAGCGCTTTGTGCTCTTTACCTTCGGGGCGGTCGCTGCAATCGTAGCGTTTTAGCTTGGCTTCAATCTGATAGTTACTGCCATCACCGACAATAGAACGTGTTGGAGTGTATTGAATTAACATGACCCTACCCCCTTAGTTCCTGTGCCTGACGACTATCATTGGGGATTACTACTAAATCCTCTTCGGCAAACATGGAAGTCAATATTGGAGCTACCTTGCCAGCCACAGTCTCGGCATTGTCACCGACCAAATCGCCGTTAACATTAAGATTCACCACCATGCCCAACGGTCGGTGTTCCCCCTCCACAAAACCATCATTACCAGAACTGGCAAAACTCTCTGATGGTGTGGCTGCTACCGCACCGCCGGTACTCATGCTGGGTGCGCTGGCATCACCAGATACGCCGCCGGGCGCTTTCAGCGATGACAACATGCCGGCAATCTGCACCCCTTGAGTGATAGCCCCGGCGATCATTGGAATATTTTGTGGAAAACCGATCTCTGAAGCTTTAGCAATATTCTTTACTAACGAGACTCCAGTAGAGAAAACAGCCATAGCCATTTCTGCCTTTGCCGCTTTTTGGTTATAGGCAGCGGCGGCAGACAGTATCTGCCCGGCACCGGTAGTAAACATTTTCAGCTTGCTTTTGTTGGAAGCCTGCTCGAGCTTTTGCCGCTGTTTTGCGTGCTTAGCTTCCAACAGGGTGAGTTTCCGCTCGTAGTCATCGTGAGCTATCAGCTTGCTGGCGAATGCCCGATCCAGCAGCGCCATTTCTTCATCTTGCTGCACCTGCAGTTGTTCCATCTCGGTGAGCCAGGAAAGCTGCAGGGTTTCCAGGCGGGCTACCATACGCTGGCGCTCTGCTTCAGTAAGGCCATCGGCACCAGCTTGGTTACCATCGCCTTCACCACTCTCCGAGCGCGCCTGCTCTTCCGCCAGGGCCATTTGATAGCGTGCTTTCTCGCGCTCGGCATATTCAGCCCTCAATGCCTCGGTAGATTCGAAACCTCGCTTTCTAAGTTCCTGTTCAGAAATTTGTAACGCGGCAATTTGTTGCAGTCGCTGCTCATGATCCAGTTGAATCTTGCCGCTCTGGTCGGCGAGAAATTGATCCAGCTGACTCAACTGCAGAGAGCCCGTATCTTGCTGACGCTTCAATTCAGCCGCCGCGCGGTCCCGCTCTGCCTGCTCGTTGTATGCGGCTGCTGCTTCTGTCGTTTTCCGCCGCTCCTCCCGCTGAGATTTTGCCGCTTTCAGGTCTGCGGCTTTGAGTTCCTGCAGCTGTGCGCGGTATTTTTCTACCCAGTAACTCTGTTGCTCAATTTGTACCGTTACGCCTTGAGCGGTCGCTTTCTCCAGTAGTTTCTGATGCGCGACATACTTATCTTGCAGCTCGAAATATTTATCTGCGCTCTTCTCGGCTTCCGTTGGCATCAACACGGTGCGCCACCAGCTCACAGTGTCGGCCACAAAGCCAACGCTCTTGGAGGCCTCCTCGGTCCTGCCCATGGCCTCCAGAAACTCTTGCCAGTTCTGGCTTAGAGTATCGACCTGCCCTGCAAGCCCGCCCGCTTCACCAGAGCCAGCCCCGCCTACCTGTTGCGCCAGCTTGGCCAGGATGAAGCGCTGCGCTTCGGCCACTTGGCCGCTCGCCTGCATAGTCCTGATCTGTTCTTTTTCTGTCTCGGTAAACGAAACTCCAGAACGCTTCAGTGCTGTCAGGCCGCTTGCTGGATCTTCCAGCGCCTTACCAAGTTGTAACGCTGCACTTTTGGCATCGCCACCCATTACCGCTGCCAGGTCTTGCGATAGCACAATGGCTTGGTCAAACACGTCGGTTTGCACTGACTTGAAGGTAAGCAGCACACCCTGCGCATCGCGGATACCGGAAACACTGGCCAGGGTATTGCGAGCCACCGATCGCGCCTGTTCATCCAACTCCTGCGCGGTGCGCCCACTGGCGTTACCCGTTGCTCTCAGCAGCGCCTCAATCTTGAGCTGCTGCCGCTCCATCGCTTCGGCAGCGCGGATGCTCTTATAGAAAACAGCGGTAACACCGGCCACCCCGGCACCAAGCAGTGCCCAGCTGGCCGCACCAGTAGTCAGCAGGCCATTGAGCGCACCGACTCGACCGGAAACCCCACCCAAGGGGCCATCAATCGCGGCGACGCCCTGAGCAGCACCGCGCATCGAACGACCGAAAACATCACCAGCGGCGCTAGTGGACTTTATCTCGCGGGTGAGCTGTTTATTGCGCGCGGCGGCCTGGGCCATCTCCCGCTTATATTGAGTGGAGCGCAGCTCCAGGTTTGCCACCATGGTGGCCATGGAAGTTTGTTTTGCCATTGCTCAGCTCATGGAGTTCCAGATTGCGATTTGTTGCTGCACGGTTTTTGGCTTGTGCGGCTGAGGTAGGAAGTTAGAGACTTTGCCCCCCAGTGTGCCGGCGGCAATGTGGGCTAGCTGCCACTGCTGGACTTCGGTATTTAGGGGACGCTCAGAGTGATATCCATACCAGTGGTCGAACTCGGTAGAACTCATGGAGCGCAACATGTTGAAATAATCGGGACGGTTAAAATCCCGCGCGAGCTGCCGGGCAAAGTAGAAACCCGGCACTAACCTTTTTTTTCGGTATCCTCGCTTTCTGGTTCGCTGCTCTCTCCCTCAGTGGATGCTTCTACATAGAGACCGGATAACTTGGCCGCAGGCACATAAAGCACATCAATCAACTTAGGAGTCACACTGCGAATTAAACCCTGATGGATCTGCTCCAGTGATTCCTGACAGTCTGGTTTCATCCAAATCGCATAGGCTACCAGCAGCAATTTCTTGCTCACCTCTCCCAACCGGAAAGCCCAAAGCTGGCCGAAGTTTTCCAGTTCGGTTTCGGGTACCTCTTCATCCTGCGGCAGTGGAATATCTTCAGTAGTCTTCTGCAGATATTCACAGCGATGGTAAGCGCTCAGCTCAAACAGCTCTACTTTCTGCTGGCCAAATAAAACAGTTTCAGATTCTAAAATAGGGGTAGGAATAGAATTCATGATTAGCTACCTGCGGTTACTGTGGGTTTACCGGAAATCTTGAACTTCACGGTGCGGGTAATCTTGTCATCCTTGGGCACCGCCTTACCCCAGCCGGTAATATGGGCGATTAATTCCACCGTGGTACCCTCGGGATACTCGATTTTATAATGTTTATTGGTATCTGAATCGTAATCAGCACGCAAAGCCTGCTGGCCACTGTCGCTCTCATTCCAAATCAAGGTAATGGAGACCTCACCGGCATCGCGTAAGCCAGAAGGGTCGTAGTCCATATATCCGCTGGTGCCATCAATCGGCGTCATCTCAACAGAACCGCGTGACTCCTCACCGGGGTCGATATCCAACATGCCCGCCACTGGCGTATAGGAAGTGCCATCATCACTGCGGGAAAATTTTGTTTTATAACCTTGTGCCATAGCTAAGACCTTATTGAGTTGTTTAGTTAAAGGGCTGAGGGTTCGGTGGAGTACTGGGCTGTATAGGTCAATCGAACCTCGCCCAGTGGGTGATCCTGATCCAGGGCAAACTGGGTTTGGCTGAGTAGGAATAAGTCACAGCTGCCATCCAGAGAGGCATCCTGCAATGTGCTCTCAATATCTGCAGCCGCTTGATCCAGTGCGGCATATATATCGCCATCGCTCTTTACTAACGCAGCAATGGTCAGATCCAATTGCCGACTGGTGCCGCCATGCATTTCGTGGCCAGTGTTTTCGGTAGCAAAGCCCACCACAATGGCTGGTAGATTTACTGAATCAATTTCTTCTGTGGTGCCAGGGGGTGGGAAGAAGTAGCCGCTGAGGTTCTGTAACTCATCCTGTACAGCATCTCGGATGGTGATGCGTTGGGTCATTGGGATTGCTCCATGAATTTTGGGCATAAAAAAACCCGCTAGTGCGGGTTTGGGAACCATGAAGAATTAATAGGTTTGCATATTTCAATTAACTTGTGGATTGTCTTCTTTTACCAAAAGCATATCCCAAATAAGTAGTTATAACTGGAAGAATCAATTTCCAAAAACTTTCAATATCACCCTTTTCCACTGTGTCAACATACATATATGAGATGCCAACCGCAATAACCACTAACGTAATTACAAATGCGAAAAAACTTTCTGAAAGAAATTTTTCAAGAATCTTTTGCTTGAAATTTATGCTTAACTCTCTTTTTGCTTTATCGTGCTCGAGTTCGACCTTAACTTGCTCTAAAGTAATACGAGTTTCAGAAGAAGGAGGCGGCACATCAAATGCTGTTTGTTCCATCAGCTAACCTCCTTGGTATAGAAGGTGTACTCTAAGCCATAGCTGCTAGTACCTCCTCTCAATGATGTACGAAATAAAACGAATAACTGTTTACCATTCAAGTGACCAATTCTTATTGGTTCAGCGGGACCAAATGACACTCCATCCGGATTGCTGAAGACAATCGCTAAGGTATTAGGATTTAACAAATCTAGATCAACACTAGATTCCTTACCTTCTAGTGAGATTCGAAAAATCACTTCTAATAAAGGAGATTCTGATAAAACAAACCTTGTATCAGACAAATCTGAGCTTTCCAATGTCCCAGATTCTATGATCCTAAAATCACCGTGGTAGATTTTCATTCTTCTGCTCCCCCATCTAAAACTTTGAGAACGCCGAATAGTAACATCGGAGTGACAATTATTTGATACTACGTTCAACTGGGGAGCTTATTGAAGTACTTGTAGGCCTCCCTCCCACTCATAGTCCTTACCCATCTACCAATAAAAAGACAGCAGCCATTGAACACCCAAAGGAGAATGAAAAGTGGGCGAGCGCTATTTCCTTGCGGTATTGTATTCACGCTCATGGCCGCCGTGAAACTTAAACTACTTTGAGGAAGGAGCCCCCTGGCAACTTATCCCGCAGCTGTTCCGCGTACCGAGCAACCTCTTCCAATACTGCCTTACGCCATTTGAGCTGCTGCACTGGAGCGCCACCGGAGTGATTCTTACCGGTATCGCAATAACGGCCAAACTCTTCACCCTTTGGGGTTAGCTCCCAGCGCTTCTTGCGTGGCTTATATTCCACATGCTTCTGAAGTCCCATTCGCTGTAGGATGGCGTTGAATTCACGCGCACTCATTTCGTACGCTTTACCCAACTCCGATGGCGTGTAGAGAGGTTCGTTATTCTCAGCCTCCAGGTGGGTTACCCCCATCAGCTTCATTGGGCTGATGCCGGTGGTTTCTTCCACTACCCGATTGGCCAGTAAGATTGCCTGATTACCCTTCATGCCCATTCGCTTGGCTAATCCGTGAGCAGCTCCAAATGAGCGATTGGCCACTACCAGCAGCTTGTCACCTGACAACTCTTCTTTAGGTTCACCGTATTGACCCGTCTTTCGAATGCTGGGCAGAACCTTATGAGTTACCCAGCGTTTGAACGCTTTGGCTTCAACTTTCTGGCTTGTCAGGATTACCGAGTACAAACCCGCCTCATTGATGAGGTTCACACCACGATTTCCAAAACCGACGATCTGTCGGTTTTGAAATTCATCCTCATCAAGCTTTCTTGTCATTGCTTGAGCATCGGAATACCCAAGCACTTCGGCCACATCCTTAGCCACAAACCACGGCTCACCATTTTGCTCAACGACACGAACTTGATGACTTTTGAAATCAAATGGAATCACATTACTCATAATCACTCTCCTGTGGTTAATGTTCAGTATTCCGCCGGCTAACTATTTGTCCGGCGGCGTAGGTCAGGCCATCCAGAACCGCGCCCTCTTCGCCACAAAGGGCATTGAGTGCGGCGTTTTTTACGGGGGAATCGGGCCATTCCAGAATGCGCTGGCGGGCCATGTTTAAATACTGTATTTCGCGTAACTGCTGGACTTGAGCCGGCGGTAGCGCACGGTGAGAGTGATCAATCTTGGAGATTAATTGGGAATCGGCCATGGGAAGGCTTCCTGATAAGTTTTAGTTTCTAGCGGCTGCCAGTTAGTAGCTGGCAGCCGGGTCTCAACTAGAGCCTTATCAGAAGCTCCGGGCCTATTCCCCCAGAAGGGGTCTTGTATTACGCCTCTCGACCCGGCTATAAAAGCTAGGCGTGCCAAATTGCAGGCACAAAAAAACCGCGAGGCTGTCGGGTGCGGTAACCGCTAATAAGTTCTAGTCTTACCAGTGTCCACCAACCCGCAGGGAGCTGTCAAGCCCTCAGCCTGAGGTTAGGCTACCCCTATCCCAATCTCCGTTTAATCACTCCAATTATATGGTTTTCTATACAGCTGGCTTTCGCAGGCAATAAAAAACCCCACCAGCGGTGACTGATGGGGTTTTTTATTGTTATTCAGGGGTTAGTAGCGGTTAACGCTAAGCTAAATGGACCGAAAAGCCGCTAGGCGTTTTGTGCCCATTTCGAGCGCCTTGTTATATTTTTAAATCGCATTTAGGAAACCTCTAACTCGTATTTTTTGTTAACCTCTGCAACTACCTGAGCTAGAACTCCAAGCATACTATCTGGACCACTCCAATCATAACCACTCAACCTAGTTCCACCTTCTGGAACTCCAAATACCTTCATACCTTCTTCATAAGAAGGGTGATTCTGAAGTTCTTCATTTATAGCATCAATGAATTCTGATTCATTAACAATGATTTTTGACATACACAACTCCTTCTGCTGAAAAATGCAGTTAATCGATTTGTCTTCGTAGATCTAATATTGCCAGCATGACAGTTTGAAGCTCTGCATAGTCAACGGACTTGGAAAGGTCTTCATCAGACATCTTTAAGACCCTAGAAGCTAAATCGTTAACGTTAATCTCTAGTTTCTTATCATCACTTTTATAATCCATGCTATCTCCTTATCTTTGGACTGGGTAAAATAGAACGTCGCGCCCTGGGGCAATCCGAAGCACAGCGTAGGTTTGGCCCTAGCAGCAATTTGTTATCTGAATACTTTTTTTCCAAACTGATCGTGATCATAGCTGAACGCCTCAAATAATTTTGAGTTTGCCGCTTTATCCGGGTTTTTCCTTATGTACTCATCAAAACTAGCTTTATGCTTTTCTGGTATTTGGTCGTATGCATCTGATACTGCCTGGGCCTTCTCAACAATGTAATTGATAAAACCATCAGGCCACCAATATTCTCTTGGCCTAATCTTTCCGTGTTTAATGGCTATTCTGCTAGATCTCATCTTTTTCAGATCACTTGCTTTAACTATTCCCAAAATAATGAAACTGGGGAGTTTTGTGTATATGTATAAATCTTTTGAGTTGCCAATAATATCCATCGCCATTGTACGCAAAAAATATCTATTGATATTTGGTGGCAACCCTGTTTCTGTTGTAGACTCAATTCGTTCTAGCGGAAATACATGTTGCTCATACTGGTATAAGTTCGATTCCTCGCCCAGTAAAAATTTCTTCAAGTGTTGCTCAGCAACATCGAGAGATTTGTTGTACTCGTCAGATTTTTTCTCGGCTTCATTCTTACTACGTATATATGTAAGAGTTCGCCAAGACAACGATGCACATAGCCTTGACATCCATTCACCATAATTTGCTACAGATTCACCTTTATCTGCAAATGGATAAAAAACCTTGTTTGCAAACTCTCGTTCCCAGTCTGAAAACAGCTCTTCACAACCTCCACAAAGCCAATACTCTTTCGCGATATCCTGAGCACGCTTATGAACTTCGTTACCTTCCCGAAGGTAGCCAGTAACACCTGTTTTCTTTACCCATTTTCCAATGAACTTTGGAATGAAATGACTTTCTTTTAACGCCGATTCAGATTGGCAAAGCCGACATACTCCTTGCATCCCAACCTCCTAGTTCAGATAACATTTATATAGTGATCATCATGACCACTATTATCTTGACTACTATTTCTGATACAAATTTACGCCAACACGCCATCTTCTTCTAGTAAATTTATAGAATTCGGCCACTTAACACTGCCGGCCCATCTGAAAAAATGATCAGGGTAATCATAAATCCTGTACTGCCCCACCCACTCAGGCTACCCATCCACCAGCACCCGCCAAACCACCCCATCATCCGCCAGCCGCTTGCGCACCTGATACGCCACACCACCAAGGGTAATCACCGCTTCTGCGTTATAAGCCCCCACCTCACTCACCAGCAGACTCAATTCAACACGCGGTACCCGCACGCGCTCATCTTCCTCGAACTCGTCAACCTCCTGATCTTTTATCACACGGCAATCAATAGGCTCGCCGCCGCTACCATCATCATAGGTAGCGACCTTGCCCCATTTGCGAAACGCGCGCTCTGCGGCTCGTTGGTCCAGATCCATGCTTCACCTAGGCCTTCACGGTGCCCGGTACGCCGGTAAACTTGACCGCTAGGCTGGTAACGCCATTACCGGCTGCCTCTGCGGCAAAGGCGGTAGGGCCGGTGATATCGCCAGTGGCTGCGGTGGCTGCATTACTATCGAATGCGCTGGAGGCAACCACCCAGGTGAGGGTTTCCCCCTGATTGATCTCTGCGGCGGATACCTTGGGCACGCTGAATACGCCATCAATGGCGAGCACGCCGGTTTCACCCACGGCGATATCATCCATCGCTACCCCCAGCACTGCGCCTACTGCTAACACCTGGCCAGAGGTAATCACCGCGCTGGTGTTGTTGGTGACATCCAGCATGCGTCCGTCTTGCACAAAATTCGTAGCCATTCTCTTTCTCTCGATTGGGTTAATAACTGAAAGTAAAAAGGCCGCGTGTTGCGGCCCTTTCAAATTTGATTTGGGTTGAGGTATTAGTAGGTATTAGGTTTTGGGCGTTTTCACCATGCCTTTCGCATCCCAGGCTTTGGCGGCGGCATCGAGGCGCACTTTGAATTCCACCCCGTCAATATTCCAGCCGTTTTGCTGTTCCAGCACTGGGGCCTGCTGGCCATCCAGGTAGAGAACTTCGATAGTGTCGTGCGCTACCGGGTCAGCATTGAGGTACCAACCGTTATGACCGCTAAGGCGACCATCAGAGAGGACGCTAGCAATATTGCGCACGCTGTTGGGTACAGTGTTGGATTTCTCGGATGCACCCACTTCAAATTCCGATTCCAGCGCTACCTTTGCGGCACCCTCGTCGGCAATATCACACAGCAGGAATTTGGGGCGGATATTCAGGAAGGCGGTGCCGTCCTTCTGTTTGCCCATCAATACTCGTGCGGCGTCGATGCTGGCGGTGTTGATACCAGACTTGGTGGCGAGGTTGCCGTGGTCGGTGTGGAACAGGGCTTTGCCATCGGCCATTTGTGGGTTGTTGAGCAGGATGCTAAACACCAGGTCTCCAACGGTACGGACCGCAGCAAGGCCCATTTTTTGTGGGATGCGGGTGAAGGCTCCGAGGTCGTCATTAATAATCGCCTGGCGGGTAATAGAGAACATTTCCCCGTAAGTGGCCAGGGCGGCGGTTTCGGCACGCTCGCCGATACTGACATATTTAAATTCTGCACCCGGTGCCACTTGGCGCAGTGAGGGGAAGGTGCCGAGATCCGTGCGGGTGGCGATCTTAAAATCGCTCAAGTTACCGGTGGCGGTAAACTGCGGAAAAACCTCTGCCGCTTCTGAGTAACCTTTCAGCATCGATTTATTGGCGATATTACCCAGGACCGTGGCGAAGTCTCCAGAGCTGTGGGTAAAGGCTGCTGCAACAATGCCCATCTTATCCAGACCCGCTAGGTTCTGGCCGTGGGCCTGCATCAGAATGCGGGCAATCTCCATCATGGTGTAGCCGGTAAGCTCGTTGCCTTCGGTGCGCTTTTCACCGAGGGCGCGCATGGCAATGGCATTTTCTGCATCGGCTTTAATGCGTTTAATACCCTCACCTTCCTGCACGACCACGCTGTAGCTTTGTACTGGGGTTGGGGTTTGATTACCCAGAGCTGTGAGTAACTGGTCCTTGGCTTTTTCCGCAGTGCACTCCATATCATCCAGGCAGGATTGCATGACGGTGCTCTGTGCTTCAAAACCTTTAAATACGGCTTTGATATCGTCTTTGCGTTGCTTTTCATCGGCTGCAAATTGCGCTTTGGCATCGGCGGCAATCTGGGCTTTCATTTCTGGTGTAACCCCGTTGTCGGTGGTTGCACCCGGCTGTCCGGGGTTGGATTTAGGCATGGTCTGCGCTTCCTTGGTTTGGGTTGGGTTGCCTGCAACTGCAGACGGGAATCGAACGGAATCTGCCCCCAGAGCAACTAATGCGCTGATGGCTTGAGGGGTATGTTTGAATTGGTTTAAGTGATCAGCACTGAAGCTTGCAGCCATTTCCACTGCTGCTGTGGTATCGGTAGCAAAGCCGGCCTCTACCGCCTCAGCGCCGGTATACCAAGTCTCGTCATCCATCACTTGGCTGATTTCCTCATCGGACATTCCGGTGCGTGAGGAATACAGGCTTTTCATGGTGGTTTTGACTTTTGCCAGCAGGCTCTTGGTCTTTTCCAGGGCACGCTCATCACCTCGGACACCGGCACTGGGGTTGTGCACCATGTAATAGGCATTTTCGGCAATATGAACCGTATCCCCGGCGAGGGCGATTACACTGCCCATACTGGCTGCGATGCCTTCAATCCAGGTTTCCACTTCGGCTTTATGATCTTTGAGCAGGTTGTAAATAGCCGTGCCGTCGAACACATCGCCGCCGGGGCAGTTAATGTGCAGATTGATCTTGCTGACATCACCGAGGGCTTTGAGATCTCGGGCAAAGTCTTTGGCAGTCATATCCCAGTAGCCGATGGAGTCGTACAGATAGATATCGGCTTCAGTGTTATTTGCGGCAGCGGTGATGCTGTACCAGGATTTATTCGGCATGGCTGCCTCCTATTCAGATTGAGTTTCTTGTGCGGGTACGGCTTCGCGTTTGGTTGGGGTGGTGATCTTGTTTTCTTTCAGCTTTTGCTGCCAGGCAGCGGTTTGCTTAATCACATCGTCCGGCTTTTTGCCACGGCGGCGGATGGTCTGCTGTGGGCTGACCAGTACATTTTCCAGCAGGGTTTCATCGGCGCTGGCTTCGTGGGCTGGATTAATCCAGGGCATCACCGGGGTAATAAAATCGACGTGCATTAGGGTTGCCGGGTCAACATCAGCGGGCACTTTAAAAGCATCAGCCAGTAGGCCCATCTGCACCCAGCGCCGGGTGACCGGCTCCACAATCTCTGCGCAGAATTCCAGGCTGAGGGTTTCGTAATTGGCCCACTGCTCTACCAGTTCCTGCCGCTGTGAACTGTAAGTGCCGTTGTAGTTTTTACTGATGCTGCTAAAGCTGGCCATGGTGCCGGCGGCAGCCATACGGTGCATGGTTTCTAAAAAGGGGGTTAGCAGGCCGCTGGGGCGATTACTTTGGAGAGTGCCGACAGATTCCCCAGGACGTAGATCGTCATAGATGGCACCGGCACGGATATCCAGAGTGCGGTTTCCATTCTCATCATAAGAATCAGCGTCATAAGTATCAGGGCTGCCCTTCTGGATAAAACCCACCATGGCCGAGGCAATCTTGGCGGCGACGCGTTCGTTTTCTTCATAGTCTTTAATATCGTTGAGGCGATTCATTACCGCGGCAAAAATAGAAACCCCACGGGTTTGGTGCAGACGGCGCACAAACTTCAGGTGCTCGATATTGTCAGCGCTGTGGCGCCTGCGTTTCATGCGCCAGTTCAGCGAGGCGCCAGGGTGTTCGTCGTACAGCCAAAAACCTTTGGCTTCGCCCCAGGCGGATTTTTCGATGCCCTGTACGATGCGTTTGCTGGGATCGTTGTAATCCACCGGCAGAAAATCCGGTTCCAGGCATTCGATGGTGTAAGGCACCGGGGTGCGGTGCTTTAGGCCGGGTACCGAGCCCTGCAGGTGCCTCAGCAGTGTTTCGCCATCGCGCAGCCAGGTATTGCATAAAAGCCGCTGGGATTTGGCCCAGCTGAATTGCCGGGTACATTCCGGGCGCCGCGCCCACTCTTGGTAAGCGTCATTCATTTGGCTGGCGAGACCTTCATGGATATCGCCGTCCCAGGTCTTGGGTTGGAATTCCACATCAATACCGCGTGGGCCAACGATGTTGTTCACCAGGGTGGTGAGAATGCCAAAGGCAAAATCGTGGTTTTGCTCCAGGTGCCTGGCCTGGCCGCGCAGGGTTTCCACGCTGCCTTCAACCACCAGATCGCCACTTCGATTATCACCGGGGTTTTTTCTGAGTCGGCTAGGTCGCGCAGCTTCATAGGCGGCGGCAATATCCAGGGCGCGCCGGGCTTGCACACGGCGCAGGGCGGCCTCGGGGGCAAAGAACCCGATAACAGAATCCAGTTTGTTCATTAGTTAAAGTTCGCGTAGGCGGGCCCACGGCGTTTGCCGGCAGCCTTTAATGTTTCTTGAAGTGCGCGGCCTTCCCACTCCTGCCGGCCAGCACGGATTTCCTGCAGGTTCTCGGCGGTAAATTGCCGTCCATTAATCACCGTGGTTTTTCCGGCGAGCACGTCTATCTCGGCCTCGATATAGAGGTCGACCATGGCTTGTGCGGTTTTCGACATTTAACTATCCAGTAGGGAACCGGCAGGCTGTGATGGCCGCCGTGGTTGTTTTGCAGCTGGCTTGGGTTGTTCGGGTTTTTGTTGAGGTTCGCTAAACAGGGTGCGCTGGCCCAGGCGCGATTCGATGGTGGACCACTTTTTCTCGTTGTATTTATGCATACCCATGGCATGGGCTGCGTGCAGAGCGTAGACCTCGGTATCGGTGCCCTCGTTGGGCCGGCCGGGGCGCGGCTGCCAGGTTTCCCTGCCTCGGTTTTTCTTACTGGGGGCTTTGACTTCGGCGGTGACCTGCTCCCAGTAGTCCTGCCGCACATGCTTGCAGCTGTGCATATAAGCGCTGGTGCCCAGTAAACGCTTGGCCATTAGGTCTTTGGCTTTGTGGGTGCCAACCATATACACCTTTACCTGAAAGCGGTCTGCCTTGGTGCGACGCTTGGGATTATTAAAATCCACCTGCCGGGGCTGGTTAAAAATTTCCTTGGTGCCGAAGTCATTACTGTCACCTTTAATCGCCATCACCAGCACACCGCGATATTTTTTATCGCGGGTTCGCACCCAGTGATACACCGCGTTGCTGGTGCCACCATCGGAGGAGTCGATGCTCACCGCTGCTGCGCGGATCTCGCCGAAGCGCTCATGCTCAAAGCTCTGGAACACCAGCTTATCCAGGGCAGCCCAGCAATCATCTTTCTTGTCGGCGGTATCGCCATCGATCTCGCCCCAGAACATTTGCCAGCTTTCTTCATTACGGCCAAAGGCTCGAATGGTGATAGCGAGTCGGTCATGCTGAACATCGATGCCGACCGTTACCAGCAGGCCAGTGGCAGGACAAAATAATTCCGGGTAATCCTCTGCGGCCTCTTGCAGTTTTTCATGGTCCAGCAGACGGCTGGCGGCATATTGATAAGGCCGGCCCAGTTTGTTGTTCTGGAATACGATGCGCGCAGACTCATCGCCGCTTTTGGCTTCGTGTTCGGCTTCGAGAAAATCCCGCACCACATCGGCGAGACCGGTGCCGGGGATACACACATAGAGTTCCGATAGCTCCATAAAGGTTTCTATCGGTTCGATTTCATCTTCGGCGTAATCCTCGCTGCATTGGGTTTTTACCCAGCCGGCAAAGTCATCGCCATTTTCCTGCGCGGTTTTACAGGTCTGTAGGATATTGGCCTGGCGGCGGTAGTCATCCCAGACACTGCCACAGTGCGGGCAGCTATACACCGCGCTTTCTGGCTGGTGCAGGCCAAATACCGGGTGCGGAGTGCCGCCCTCTTTTTCCAGCCAGCTGACGTTTTCCCAGTCCAGTACATGAGACTCGCTACAGTCGTGACAGGTCACTGGCAGCACCCGCATGGTGCCGAGCTTGATGTAGTGCTCCACCTGGGAAAGACCCGCTACCGCTGGCGTACCACCGATAACTAATTTTTTATTACGCATGCGCTTGAGGCGTTCGCGCAGGTGGCGAATAGAATCGCCCTGATCGCCGACATCTTTGTTGGTATCGTCCGGCTCCTCCACATAGCCCCGACGGGCTGAAGTAGATTTCACATTGGAGATTGAGTTGGAGCCAATGGTGCGTACTTCACCGCCGGGGAATTTCTTCCGCGTCGTGCGGCTGCCCCCTTTGCGGCTGGTGGTAACATCGATCACCTTATTTACTGCTGGCGACCCTTCGATAATCGGCACCAGCTTTTCATCCATAAACTGCCGGCCCTTTTCATCTTTTGGGAACAGCATCAGGATACGGGCTGGATCGGTGGCGGCACATTTGCAGATATCGGTGGCCAGCAGAACCGTCCAGCCAATCTGTGCGGCTTTCTGCATCACTACCATCCACGACACCGGACTATCCAGCGCGTGCATCACGCCCCAGAAATAAGGCACATAATCGTTGCGGTAATAGCCGGCGTTGTCGCTATCCTCAGATGGCAGTTTGATATTGTCTGGCAGCCACTCAATCAATGGCACTTTAGGCTGCGGTATCCAGGCTTCCCGCACCTCCTTCACCAGGCGCGAGAGATTCGATCTCGTAACTACCAATAGTTCTGAGGGCAGCGTCAATGTTTGGCTGTAGGGGGTCACGGTCGATGGTAATTGCATACTGACTCTCTATCGCAATAATTAAGTTATCGCACGCCCCTAGAAATTCATTTTTCCCAACCTTCGTCCACTCCACCATAGCTTGGCGAACTGACTCAATATCAAGTATCAACTTATCTTCCCGGTAGAACTCGCGCCTCAATTTCTCCGCACTGAGCCTTGCCTTATCTGCATCAGCCAGATCTTTTTCTTTACGAGCATCATTTATCTGACGGCCTGCTGCTTCAATCCGCAGCCTTTCACAGTATTCTTGAAGCCAAACACCAAAGTTGGCGCCCTTCGTCAGCACCCCAGCCTGCACATGCTTTGCAATCGCCGGCTGTGAAGTACCAACCAAGCGAGCAAAGCCCGACTGAGTAGCCTGATCATCAAGTGATAGGTTTCCAGTCAAGGTATAACCCCTAGGAGATTTCAGATAGCTGTTAAAAAAACGGGGTCCGAATTACCCGTGCGCCGGATTTCTCAGGAGGACCCATTGAAGTGTAATTCAGCGTCGCTTGGCGGTTGCCAGTGCGCGCTCCATCGCCTTTTCCAGCTCGATCGGGATGTGCTTTCGGGCTATGCCCTCAGCAATTTGAAAGAATGGAAAACGCTTGCGGTATTCTGGTTTCTTTTTAACGAAGATTAGAATGGGCTGAACCGACCTACGACGCTTGTACCCTACCCTTTTCCAGACTCCCAAGGTGCCCTCAATCTTTCCGACAAAGTAACCCTTGGTAATACCGCGCTTGGATTTACTGCGCTGACTATCGGTAGCGTTTTGCGTTGAGTCAGAGTTGGCCCTGACCTGGGATAAGATCTTGTTGTAAGTGCCCGCGCTGATATTGCCGTGTTTATTCAGCCTCGCCATTTCACCATGCACTGCATACATCCCCGCAGGTAGCAGGCCAGCAAAGCGCAGCGCCCGCTCAAATCGTTTTTCATTACGGCTAGTGCCAAACACCGCCGGCGCCAGGTATTTACTAGGCGCTGTGCCTTTGGTGGCATGATCACGGATATATACTTTGGCACGACCAGAGCGCTTGGTCGCCTTATCTATCAGAACTGAATTCAGAGTTAACTTGACTGGGTTCATAAAAACCCGGCCCATTGCAGAACGCTCTTCCCCTCGAATCCTAAAGGCCACATTGTTCAAGGCTACAGAGCCAGCATAAGGCAGCTGACGCTGTAACTCGGCAGATGCACTATCAAACGCTGAAGTATCAATGCTGACATTAACCGTCATGAGTCTTCACCCTGCTGCTCCTGCAGCTTCAAGCGCTTATGGTTGTAATACCAATTCACCACCAGACCAACCGCAGCGATCAGTACACCCGCAAGCCCAAGCCAGTTGTTTGCAAGCCAACCCGCAAAAGTTCCAGCACCAATGGCAGTCATATAGCCAGCCTTATCCGCTATTTCTCTCAGAGCATCCTGAAGTGTCATGACTGCTTCCAAGCCCTCACCGCTTTTTCAGCGCTGCGCCCCACGACATAACCACCGAGGCCGATTTTTACGATTTCCAGAAGAGCAAGAGCCTGACTTTCGCTGAGGTTTGGAGCTGTCCACCCCAGCCATTGAGCCACGATCAGCCCCACGAACGTGAGCATTGTTACTGGCCGCCAGTTTCTTTGTAGCCATGATTCTCCCTTAGCTTCTGCAGTGATTACCTGAGTAGCCGCTTTCAGCTCCTCCAGGTCCATTGAGATTAACTTTGAATCCACCTGCGCCTTTAGTCGATTGGCCTCTGTCTTATCTGGGAATGCCTTGTCTATGACCTTGCCGAGCAAGTTGGATATAGCTGAAATCATTAGTAGCTCCACACCGTAGGGCGCGCACGCTCGCCAGAAATAGAATCAAGGTCATCCAAGTGGATAAACCGCCTTTTGATCGGCCCTTTCTGTTTCACCCCTATACCAGTGAAACCCTCTTCTAAGGCAATTTTCATAAGCTTGTGCGCCCCGCTCACAGCCACAGAAATATCAACAGCCTGCCCGGTGGCATGGGTCATGGTCGCATTTAATCTGGCGTTATGAGCTGGGCAACGGTAGCCGGAATTAATAATCATCGGCTTGCCATATCGCTCCCTAACTCGAATTAACCGTCTAAGCGTTTCATCTTTGAAATGATTTTTGCCACAACAACGACAGGCCAATTCCGACTCTATGAAATAGTCGTTCTGGAACATAAAGCCTCAACATTTAAGCAAAAAAAAGGCGCCCAAAAGAGCGCCGCTAAGTACAGGAAAGAATAAGCAATGAAAATAAAACCTCAGAAACGAAAAAACCCGGCTGGGGGAGCCGGGTTTCTTCTTACCCACCTATGGCAGGCTGCCTATATTTAATATTTTATTATCACGGATGTAAACCCCTAAATTCAAAATATTTACGCCACTCTTGGACCTTGCGAACCAAATAGCTCCACATCTAATAAAACATGGGCAGCATCAAGGTGGCGGTAATAGGTAGGAACTGAAACACCAGCGGCCTTCGCTTTACCCTTAGCAGATAGGCCCTCCCGTAAATACTGCACTTTTACTACCTGCCTAAGAATCTCTGGCAATTTGCGCACAGCACCCTCAACCTCCATAGGCTCCTCATCAATTAACACCACTGGCCCCTTGCCTCGCTGCCCCTGGCCACTGCCTGCACGCATATTGGCGGTAATTCTTCGAGCCCTGTAGGTTATCGGGCTCACCCGTATCTCATTGGTCCACTGGCCAGAAGATGAAGAGTTCACACCGTTCTCCATAATCGCAGCCATCGGCGACTTATATTGCCGCGCCATACTTCCAATCACCTGAAGCGCCCAATCAAGCAAACGCTTTTCTACTCGCTCAATCATCTCAACACCCTTTCTGGTTAATTCCTTTAAACGGATACCTACGGATACATTACGGAGAACAAAAATATACCCCTCCGAGACTGCAGCCCGCATGGCTATTAGGTTTTGATTCAATTTCGGAGAGCACGGGGACATATCGCCTCACGCGCACGAAAAAAATTTAAGAGCCGAAAAATCCCCGAAGAGAATACACGCACATGTGCGCACGCGTGCGCGCGCGAAAAGGCCCCGTGCTCTCCGAAAATCGCGCAAAGTAAGACGTGGCGCGGGCTGTAGTCTCGGAGGGGGTATTGGTTACCTCTCCGAAAGCCCTCTGAAAGACTCCGAGGAATCATTGCTGCACCTCAGTAAATGCACCAATACTCTCCCGAAAATGACGTACACACCCCGACAACCATTCATGCTGAGTTTTCCCAGCTGGCAAATCGCGGACAAAGAAAAACGTGCCTGTCACACTTTTCTTTGCTGGTTTCCCGAAACCACCAGGAGAATCATAATAACGATTAGGTTTTCGATCTAATGTGCGAGCTGCATTCTGCAAGAACTTATCTCGCCTAAGTGGCGAACCTGCATAAGACTCCTTACACCACTGCACATAAGCGTAAAAGAGGTCATTGGTTAGACAAGTGCAATAAGGCGCGTCAAGCTCATCAGCTTGCCATTCTTTCAGAAAACGCTCCCAACTGGGAAGCCCAAAATCAATCAAACTCTGTTTCGCAGCAGTAATGGGCGGCTCAGTATGAGTAGTAAAATCCTTTAGATCGACCTGCAGCAACCAGGCATAGAAAGCTTCAGCACCGCCATTTTCCAACTCATATAGAACCGCGTTTTTTATTTTCTCAGAGAGCTTCTTTTCTGGCCATACCACCATGAAACGCCGGTCTGAGGCTTCCACCGGGAATGGTAAAATTTCATTCGACAGGAAGACAGCATTCATATAATTTGCCTCTTCCCAGCCGCTCACAAACTTCTTCTCAATCCTCACCGTTCTACCGGTGATCATTTGTTTTAGTGCACCCTGATGTGAGTATTTATTGGAGCGTGAAAATATTTCCTCAAATACCCCATAAAGTAGGTTAGACATCCAGTCTGTATACTGCCCCTCCATTTGCTGCTGGCCGAGAGTCTGCGAATACTCTCCATATACAGCCCGCATCACTTCATCAAATAGCAAAGACTTGCCTGATCCATGTACCGAGCTGTGCATTAATATCGCAGAGCCCATTTTAGAGCCCATATGCTGCAGCGGATATGCAAGCCAGCGAATCATCCACTCAAAAATATCATTATCTTCATTGGTCAACTGCCACAATAGATGCCGGATATTCTGGCACTTATCGTCATCACGCCTAGGCTTAAGCGGAAGCCCTCTGAACATATTTATATGCGTATCTGGATCAACTCTTCGTGAAGGATCAAAAACCAGATTTTCTTTATCTACCTTGCGCCGATTCTGATGGCGATACCAAATATCATAAGAGTCCGGGTAGGCATGGCGGATATCCTGCAAGCGCACAATATCTCTGCGGCGCGCATCCCAGGCAGTATCACTGACCTCCAAGTAGGTGAAACGATCCAGCATTTCACCCACTCCCCCCTCCCCCTTTGTGGCGGCCTGGCGCGCAGATATAAACCGTCGTACATCCAGCTCAAGCACCTTGCGTTTATCGCCAGCATCCATGAATTGCTTATATATCTCTGTGCCTACCTCAGCTTTAAATGCAGCAGATTTCATTTCCTTGTGCTGGTGCTCATCCCATACTTTGGTAGTGCCTGAAATCAAAGCGAAGCGCTTTTTCGCATCCTCCAGAGTAATTTCGCGCGCCTCTGCCGTTATAGAGGGTACGGGAGAATCTATAGACCCACTAACAGGTTCAGAATATTCAGGCGGTATTTCGTCAAACGGCGGTGCATCAGACTGCGTAGGGGATTCCGCAGGAGCCACAGCGGGCTCCTCAGAGGATGGGGGACGGGGGAAGAACACCACATTTTCCATAAAGACACCCCACTGCCGCCGCACCTCCTCCAATCCGTAACGACAGTGGATATCATTAAAATCAAATCCTTTTTTCTTGCCCTTACTCACGCGGCCTCCTCCATTTCTTCCTTCAGAGAGGGAACCCAAACAGCAGCATCACCCACAGCTCTTGCAGCTGCATTCGCCTTCACCACACCATCATTTATATCTAAGTGCAGATCATTATCAGCAGCGAATACCATATTCTGATCAGGGAAGCGCTCGCGGACTAACAGAGCCACCGGCATCAAGTTGCCACAATCAAAACAGATTAATACCGGGCACTCCGTGGCCTCATGCGCGCTAGCACCGGTAGAGAACCCCTCAACCAATATCAATGGCTTGCGTGGGTCCATCTTCCCAAGGAGCACATACAGCCCAGACTTACGCCCATTGCGCAGAAATAATTTTTTGCCGGTTGGCGTGATAACTTGTAGATTCCAAATCACACCATCTACATCAGTCATAGGAACCGCAAAATACCCACTCTTGAAATAGTGGAATTTCGGACGCTCCTCTTTCGGCAACTTAAAGAACTCAGATATTTTTTCATGCTGCGCAATTCTCTCTAAATGATCTACCCGCTCAACTAGCAACAGTGCAGAACGAAAAAAACGAACCCCATGCGCACCAATTTTTTTTACCCCCAGGTATTTGCTGCGCCCTGCCGGTTTTAATTCTGACCAGATTGCCTGCGCTTGCTGTTTTACAGCCTCATACCACGCAGCCACCTCAGCCTCCTCTTTGCGGATATCCTCGGCCCGCTGCTTTTCCCTAGCTGCTTTTTCCTTAGCCCATGCAGCCTTTTCTTCTGGCGTTAATTCTCGCCGCTCAAATTTATATCCGCCCTCCTTCGCCTTGGCGAACAGTGAGCCGATACCAATACCACCGGCAGAACGCTTGAAACTTTTCCAGGTGCTTTTCGCCGCGCGCGGGCAATAGTTGTCAGCTTGCTGGCTCCATTCATCCCAGATATCAAATGCGGAATCACCAAACTCCGCTTTAATCGCCATACCCATCTCAACCCAGGTATCACGCACGGCATAATCGAGAACAAACGTGAGCGCACGGCGCACATCATCCATAGTGCACTGTTCGTACATAGAGAATTCCCCCTAATACAGAAGCGCCCAAGGCGCAGTGAAGAGCGCCGGTCTTTCCCGGCTGTCAGCAGTCTTTCCCGCTGTCTCTAAAGCGGGCCGGATTGGTATCCCTCACCGGCCCTTCCTGTGGGTATCCGTTAGAAACCTGTATAAATACCCATCTACCGCACCTGATTAACGCCCCATCCCATAAACAACAAAATGGCAAGACAATAAAATGGGGAATTGAAAATGATCGTTATTCTGGTTTCTGAAACTAACCCGCACCCGCTCAGCTTGCCTGCTGAACTTCTGGCGTTCCTTGTTGATCAGCAAAAACGTAAAGCCCTGCAAGCTTCGGGCAAAGATCCTCAGCCCGAACCGCACCGCCTGTCAGTTGCTCAGCGCGCAGAGCCTCAACAGCCGGCACCTCAGTCTTTTTTCTCAGCCAATTGCTGATAGTGGGTTGCTCTACCCCCAAAGCCTTGGCCGCCTTCGCTTGCGACTTAAAGAAAGCCACCAAGTCTCGAACTGGGCCATATACCTCATTGGTATCGTCCATAGGTGCTCACAAAATGCTGTTACAGGTAAGTTCTGAGCGAGAATATAAAAAACGTTATAGTCAGGTCAATAAGAAATTGTATTAGCCGGGACTATAAGGAAATTTATATTATTGAATTGAAGCCTATCAATCGTGGCGTATAACTAGTCTCAAAGAGGGAAACCGTGACCGACTCAATACAAAGTCGATTAAAACTCGCTAGAAAAGCTGCCAAGCTCAGTCAAACTGAGGTTGCCGAGGCCGCCGGGATTACTCAGCCGGCCTATAGCCAGCTAGAGAGCGGCAGAACTCGCAAAGGCACCTCACTCATCCCCATCGCCCGCGCCCTGGGAGTTGACGCGCATTGGCTTACCAGCGGTCGAGGAAAAATGCATGGTGAAAGCATTGAAGATATTCGCCTCCGCAATCTCCAATTGGAGATTGATATTCACGGAGAAGAATTGATTAGCCAAAGACTTGAGAGTGTCATCCCTGGCGGTCTTCAGAAAGTACTAGATGGGAATATCTCGATAACGAACCGTTTAGCTCGACGGATAGAGCCCCCACTTCAGCATCCACAAGGCTGGCTTGACTATCCCCACGATGAAATTGCTGATGCCATAGACCTTGATAATGAACACTTAGGGGATTTTGAAGAAAGTGACGAAGCCCTAGAGAAGCCACTGCAGAAAGATTTCATAGAGCTGGTAAAGCTAATCAAAGAAAAAATCCAAGATGGCTCACTTGATCATGACCTTGCAGAGCACCTGAAGCAAAACATCCGAATCATGACCAGAAAAAAATAGCCATCATTGACCCAATCCAAATAGCTAGGATCTCGTCAAACAACTTCTAACTCGTATTTCCCACCTCACAACCCCCACCCTCTTCAATGTCTCCCAGGATGCAACGGCATCCTACACGCCAAATTATAAAATTCTTTATTGACCTGAATTATTACATTCCTTATATTTTGAGCATCAACCAAGGACAGGGCGCTCAAATGCACACCACCGCCAACCTCAGATCACTGGCCCCACGCCAGGCCGAAGCGCTGACGCACCGCGCCAGAGGGCTATCCAATCGCGAAACCGCCCAGGCCATGCGGTGCTCTGTGGCCAACGTCACCAATTTGCTGGCTGAGTGCTTCTACAAGCTGCACGCCCGCAACAGCACAGACGCAGTGGCTAAAGCGGTAAAACACGGATTAATTCAATTCGCCCTGATCGCCTCAGTTCTTAACGGCATTGGTTCAGATGCACAGGAACAACTGCGTACCCGCATCCAACGCCGCCCCACAGTTCGAACTATTCGCATCCGCAACCGGGAGAACTTCGCATGAGCGCCATCGTGTTTGTACATCCAACTGCCATGAGTAAAAGCAATATCGACCACCTCAAGCGTCGTATTGCATTGATCGACTGTGGCAACCAGAAATCTCAGCGCATCCGCTTGGTACAGCCAAAACCTACTTTTGCACGGCCAGTAAATACCAACGACTGGCCACCCTTTGGAGGTGACGCCGCATGAACCAGATCAACCACGCCCACAGCGTGGAAACCCTGCTCACCGTCGCCAACGGATATTCCGGTGCCAGCAAAGCTGCCGCATTGGTTTTACTTTCCGCCTGGAATAGCAACGATTTTTCGCTCCCTATTGCGGAACTCTCATTGCTCGACGGCGACAACTTCTGGCACGCCATCAACGTTATCAACCTGCGCTACCACGGCAAATCACCACAAAACGTAATTGAGGATGGTGACAAAAAATTCCAAAGCCTCTACTGCGAATGGAAACACCTGGAAACTCAGAGGAAGAAAGCCGCATGAGCACAAAAGAATTTTCACCACCGGATTACAGCGCCCCTGCCTTCCTGGAAAAGGGCGTCCAACACATGCGCGACCGTGCCGAGCAACGCGACAGCGAGGACGGCGAGCGCTCCATGGTCAAAACCGTAAACGCATTTAATGCCCTGTACGGACACTGCCTCACCGAAGAGCAAGGCTGGATGTTTATGGTGCTCCTCAAACAATCACGCGCAAGCTGTGGCGTATTTGTGGCAGACGATTATGAGGACGGCGCAGCTTATTTCGCCCTAGGCGGTGAAGCCGCCGCAAAAGCCAGGGCCCAGTAGTGAGCGAGTTCTCGCGAATCTTAGACCTCTACGAGGAACTAAGCAGCAAATTGAAACTGCTGGAAAGTGAAAGAGAGGGTATGTGCGAGCAGATCGCCACGCTTTCCGAAAGTATTCAAGGCCAATCTCCAGAACAGAAAAATAATTCAGGAGGCAATATGAAAAAAGAAAAGCTACTCACCATTACCCAAGCTGCCCGAGCAGTAAAAATAGGCAGAAACAATCTTCTGAAAGTAATGCGTGAAAATGGTTTATTGCACGAGAGTGAACCTATGCGCAATTCGCCAACGAAATATGCTGTCAGGCAAAGACTTTTAGTTCCCAAAACCTCTGAATTCAACAGGGGGCCTGTGACAGCACAGTACATTACCGCACTGGTAACGGCCAAAGGCATAGTTTGGATTCGCGATCTTATTGAAAAGCCAACTATCCCTCAAGCCAGCTAAAAACCAATAAACATACACAAAGGATTGAAAAATGGAACTACAGAAACTCGTCACTGAAAGTCTTGGCAAGTACATCGACAGCGGAAAACTGGAAAAGTCTATCGACTCAAAAGTTGAATCAACGATTGTTGGAATTCTAGACTCAGTACTCCGCGAATACAGTGATTTTGGAAAATCCCTCAAAAAAGCTATTGAAGATAAAATCTCTATCTGCACAAATCAAATAACCCTGCCCGAGTACAACAAATATATTACCGACATGATCGGTGAGCTGTACATCAAAGCTCTACATGATCAAGCAGGCGCGCATTTAAAACCACTACTTGATAAGGCTCTAAAACCTGTTCCATCCGTAATGACATCTAAAGAGTTCTTAGAACTTATTAAAGAGGAATGGCAAGAACAGCATCTTCGCAATGAGCATAAAGAAATAATACTGGAGTGGAAGCGTTCCGAAGATTTTATAGATGTGAAAATCCTCCACGGTGAATATTCATTCAATAATGTCGAGATTTCACTTTATAAGGACCGCAATGAAGAGCATCACTATATCTCGATTCTCCGAGAGGATGGCAAAAACTTTAGAAGAGGAGTACAGGCGCACACAGCTAATTACGGGCTTCCCGGTGAACTATTCAAGCTATACGCCCGACGAACGTTGATAACCGGTATAGATGAAGTCTACGGCGATTCAATTTACCTCGATTACGATTAAAAACCTTTACCCGCGCTCCAGGCGCATCAGTCAGCTGTAACCGTTAGGGCTGCCGGTACGGAGCCCAATTTTAATTAATTGGAGAACCTCATGGATAGATACGCACTATTCACCGGCACCTACAACTTAATGATGGGTGGCATTAAAGATTTTAAACGCTCTTACGCTACCGTAGAGAAAGCCTACGAAGAGGTAGAGCGTATTGCCAAAAATGACCCCTTCACAAAGTGGGCGCAGATCTTCGACAAGAAAACCGATACAGCAAAAATTTATCGAATCAAAGATAAAAAAATCACCGAGGACAAACCCACAGATTGCCCTCACTCAAAAGCGACCGAAGCATCGCAAGTCACCTAACCCTAAATAAAAACCAGCTTTCTAAGCCCGCCCAGTGCGGGCTAAGTGGGTGCAGGGCTAGGCCCAATTAATTAACCAATTATTACACCCAACCGAGGACAAAACAAAATGATAGCGCAGGGGTAACACCCCTAGAGTTGAACTGAGCAAGTGAATTAACACATTCGCGAACCCTAAATAACTCCATAAGCCCGCCTCGCGCGGGCTAAGTGGGTAGAGGTAATTAATAAAAGAATTCGGTGAAGAGCATGACAAATTTTATATCTGGAGTAACTCGCCATATATGCATTGATATCCAAGGCGCGCTAAGGAAATCCGATAGGTGGCTAGATGGGATTTTGCAGGATGCAGAAAGCGGAAGAGAAATGTCTCCAAATGAGGTACGGCATTTTCTCCGCAAACAGCAGGAGAAAGGACTTAGCTTCTTTAGCGGTTGCGACAACATGGACTCCTCTGGACGCTGCGCAGGACATCCACTAGAGGAAGATAGCAGTGGCCAAGCGTAAACCCCGCAAACCCATGAGTAAACAGGCCCAACACGCCCGCCGGGTAAATCACTGGCTGAATGGCCTAATCCTCACCGCGCGCAGTAGCACTGGCCTGGATACCGATGGCGATCCCATTTTAAAAATCACCCACCGCCGCCTCTTCGAGTCAGTGGGAGAAATTGCCCGCGCTGATTACCAACACGAAATCTTGAACTGGCAACACCACTGGCAAGTGACGGTATTTGTCGAATGCGAGAGCCCAGAGGGTGATTTCTATAGCGAATCAACAGAGTTCGAGGCGCGTGGAGTCCGCCTAAACGATCTGGCCGAGCTGGTACGCCCAGAGCTGGACACCATCCAAAGCAAGGCCAACCCCAATCACTACAAAGACCACGGCTGGCAAGCAGAGATTTTGCCAAATCGTAAACAGGAAAAAGGGATAGCAGCATAATGAAGGAAATACCTATTTTATTTAATGGGGATATGGTGCGGGCAATTCTGGATGGACGTAAAACCCAAACGCGCAGGCTGATAAATCCGCAGCCATTTAATGGCGTAAGCGATGAGGAGGCTATCAAGCAAATTGGTGGTTTGCCTGCCGGCCGCTCCTTATATCAGGAGATCAACAGTGCCTGGCAAAGCAGACTTGTCGACATCGACTGCCCTTTGGGTGAACCGGGTGACCGCCTATGGGTGCGAGAAACCTGGAAGCCGGATTTGTGCGCAATTGACGCCTGCGACTGCGGATGTGTGAGGGTCGAGTATTTAGCTGATAACAGTTTCACATACTTCGAAAATGAAAGTATCGCTGAAAGCTGGACCATGCCCAAATCAGCCCAGGAAGGAAACGATACACCCTCAATCCACATGCCACGCTGGGCCAGCCGTATCACCTTAGAAATAAATACCGTTCGCGTTGAGCGTATTCAGGACATCAGCAAAGAGGATGCGAAAGCCGAAGGTTTACGCTTGCATAGCCTCTACCGGGAGTGGGGCGGTGTCGAATTACACCCCGATTCTCGGCCGGACCTGCCGCAGTGGCGCTGGTATGACAACCCCGTCGAAGCATTTAAAAACCTGTGGGAATCCATCAACGGCGCCGGCAGCTGGGATCAAAACCCCTGGGTATGGGTAATTGAGTTTCGCAGAGTAGAGCAGCAGGCGGAGGCCGCCGCGTGAAACTTTGGCAATCCCTCACCGGTATCGCCGCCCTGATATTCTGCAGCACTAGCCTGGCATTCACGGTGCAGCTGTGGATATCCATGCCTGCCGGCATTGGTGGGCAGTTGGTGGCAGGTGCCACCGCAGTGGCCCTGGAGCTATGCAAATTTAGCTTCGCCCCGCTGGGCCTGTGGTTGTGCTGCCAGGGGCAAAAGAGCGGCTATGCCCTGCTCTGCCTCTGGCCACTGCTGGTAGTGATCAGCATTGTTGCAACCGTTGGATTCCTCGCCACCCACAGCGAGGAACAGCAACAGCGCAGCACCCGCAACAGCCAGGAATACCAAGCGTTGCAACAGCAGCTAAACAGTCTGCAACAGCAAATAAACACCTTAAACGGCCTGATCAACACCGATGCCAGCAACGGCTACCGCCAGCGCGCCATTAATACCGCAACCCAGTTATCCACATTAGAGACTGAACGCACCCAGCTGATAGAAAAGCTATCCACAATCGAGCATACACCCAGCACTCACAGCGCCTTCAACAGCCTCGCCAACACCCTAAACGCAGATCCCGCGCGGCTTCAGCATATCGGCTTCCTCGCGCTGGCAATCATCACAGACATAGTGGGGTTGGTTGCGTTACTAGCGTTTAACGCCGCTGCAACGGTTGGTAAACGGTCTGCAACGCTGCTGCAACAGCCCGAAACAGTAGAACAACAGCCAGACCACATCGCCCACCTCAGCGAGAAACAGCAGCAACTAGCTCGACGTATCCGCGCCGGTGAATTCGGTAATGAGCCAGTGTTGCGCAACATCAGCAACGACATCACTGGCGGATACAGAACCGTTAAACCCGTTTTCGACGCCCTGCAGCAAGCAGGCGCACTCACACGCAACGGCCAGGGGTTTGCTTTGGTACACCAGGGAGGGCTGCCCAATGGGTAAACTGGTAAAGGGGACGAGTTGGGCTCGCGAGCAATTCGAAAAAGGCTCCCGCCCAGGTAAGGAGAAAATTCTAGACTGGATCGAAGCCGAGCATATCCCCGGCCAGATCATTGACGGGGAGCCATATGTGGACGCCGACAGATTCGCCATACGCGACCACACCGGCAAAACCCCAGCCCAAAATACTTCTGCCAATGATAGCCAGCCCAAAAGCGGGATGGACTTGCTGGCAGGTTAATAAGACAAAACAGCAGTAATCGAGCAAGGAAATGGCCAGACCTAAAAAGACCCGCATGTGGGGTGATACCCCGCTACCGGAAAACCTCTACCCTGACTGCCGTGAGCGAGAAAATTATTGGCGCTATCGTCGCCCAGATCTAACAGACAAAGTTTTCACGGCCACGCTTGAAGACGCTATCCGCATGGCCGAGCAGGCGAATGCTCAGCGCGGCACAACCACAGAGGTAGACCGAAAGTCGGTTAAAGCCCCCGACAGAGCAAGCTTCGCGTATCATGCTACACGCTACATAGAATGGCGTATGGAGAATGACCCTCACCTATCCAACAAGGCCAGTTGGCGCAATCGCTGCAATGCACTAAAACGTTTTGGCGAAGATTTTGAAGCCACCCCAATACATAAAGCCAAGCTAACCGATCTACGTAAATGGTGGGAATCCCTTAGTTATCACCAACAGCACGCACGCCGCGCTGAATTTAATAAATTCTTTAATTTCCTTATGGCGGAAGGGTTATGCAAACTAGATAGCAACCCTTTTACCACTGCCGACGACCGGCCCCGACTGCTGGAAAAAGGCAGGCCCATAAAAAAACGTCAGCGCCTCACTCTAGAAGCCTATTGGGCCATTTACGCAAAGGCAGGCGAAGTTGGCTATGAAGCACTTCAAATCGCCATGGGTATTAGTATGCTCACCACCATGCGTAGGGCTGATATCTGCGAGCTAAGATTTGATAGGCACATACAAGATAATCATTTACGCAAAACGATTAATAAATCTGAAGCCCAACGGAACAGCCTTGCTGCTAGCCATTTAAGCTTTAACCTGAAAACTCACCAACAGCTCAGCAAGCTAATCAGCTACGCCAGAGAACTAAGTCTTAGGAATTACCGCTGCCCCTATGTGCTTAGCCACACACCCAAACAGCGCAGAATGGGAAATACTAAAGAGCATGTTTGCCAGGTAATCCCCGACCGGCTCAGCGATATGTTTACCGAAGTTCGCAACGCTACCGGCTTATATATCAACCTACCTAAAAGCCAAACGCCGCCCAGCTTCCACGAAGTGCGAAGCTTAGCTTCTGATCGGTTTAAGCGAATGGGGTATGACGTGAAATCAGTGCAGCAGCTAATGGCTCATACTGATGAGCGTGTAACACAGGCTTATCAGGCCGGGCATGGCATCGACTATGAAGAGATAAGTATTTACTTGGATGAGCAGGCAATTGGAAAGGAATTCTGGATAGGGAAAATTTAG